TAGCTTTGCTCATAGCATCCTCCCAGCAATCACGCCCATTGCGTACCCAATTGCAAACACAGTGACTGGGTGTGCCAGTGCGTCAATGAGTTTCTTCATTGTCAATCTCCATAAAGTCTACACTCTCACTGTAATAGCCATTACTTGTACCATACCAACGAACATCAACATATCCCTTAGCTGTAGCAAACTTATAGAATGTCCATGTGAAGCTGTCTTGATATTCAGGAACAACTACACCGTCTGGATTCACTTGCGTGTGGACAACTTCTTCAGCCAACAAAATTGGAGAGCCCACTAGGTCGTCTAAGTCTCCAACAATGTCTTCAATGTAGACATCCTCGCAGCATTCTTGGCAGTGTGTCAGTACATACTGTTTACCGTTGTCTAGTGTGAACAGCAAGTCTTGGTCTTTAATGACCTCTACAGCTTTCAATGTAGTGCCAAGCAGCATGGATAGTTTAGCTTCGTTGTTAAATATATATTTCATCATAGCTCCTTAGCTTAACCACCAAAACAAAGACACTATCGCCGCCACCATTGCAACAATGCCTACAACAAAGAATATTGCCGCCATATCAGCAACCCAATCATCATCCGCTACACCATAATTGTAGCCACCGTTATCGTTAAACATTACGCAATCTCCGTGATGTATTCTGCAACGTCCCACAGTTGCTGATTAATTTCAATGGCTTTCTTGACGCTGTTGATTGGCCGTGCCTTGCGCATTACGCCCTGCGGATGGGTCGCAGACACACTCCGCACCATGGCGTTACCTCTAATAACAGCTTCCTGCACACGCTGCAACACCTTCCACGCATCATATCCTTCGTCTTCTTTACGGGTAGGCAGCAATGCGTCTTTGGTAGTCTGTGCCACAGCGTAGCAGCCTGTCTTTGCTACGTCTGGATTGTAAGAGTCCCAACGTGTTAGCACACCATTAGCAGCCAAAGAAAAGGCTTGGTCGTGTGTTAATGTTGTAGAACGCATACGCTCAATCTTCTCCATCATCTTAGGCAGGTTGGCTACGGTGCTGCGCAGCATTTCTTCAAAGCCATAAATAGCAGAGCGATTGTGATAAACGACGGATGAGAAGCCATCACCAGCAATGATGCCGTTGGAGCAGATAAAGCGAAAGGCTCCAGCGTGCAGCTTCACAGCACCAGTGCCATCGTGGCTGTTGTACAACACAATTTCGCTGCGAAACTCTTTAGCATCAGCATCACAAATGTCAGAGCGATGGCTGAATGCAACTAGATGATGTGCATGCTCAGCACCTTCAGCCTTGCGGCTACGCTTCTGTGCTGCCTGCGTAGGGAAGTAGCCATAGTCTGCCATAACAGGCAACAAATCGGCTGTATGCAGAGCCACATAGCGGTCAGTCAAGTGGCCTGCTTTGCTATGTGCGAACACGGCAGGAGCGCGTGTTTGAATGTCAGCGTTGGAGAGAATGCCGTTGTTGGCTGCGCGGGAGAAGATTAGATGTGCCATTTTGTTTTCCTTTAGGAAGTTGTTGAAGAGGTGTGTAGATTAACTGTTTTATTCTGCTTAGTCAAATTATTTCTTTGATTGTTGTGTCTTAGCAACAAGAGGGTTCACCCATGTGAATGCTGCTAAGTGGACAACATCACCGAACATGTTGAAACAAAGGCTGTACATGCCATCTATGTGCGAAAAAAAGAACACCTCTTTGGATGGTGTTGCTTGGATGTAGCTTTTGTTTGGCACTTTGTAGAGAGGTATAGTGTCTTGGATGTCGAAGTCTGCAATGTCAATAGCCTGTAGCATTTATAGCTCCTTATAAAAACGATGGTTAGAAATTGTCAAAGTTTGCTTCATCTTTTTAGCCCACACCGGACGACTCTTTCTATGATGATAGTGTGTAGCACCACCAGTGATATCGTCAGCGCTCACAGCCAGTGCCACGGTGGAGAATAGCTGTTCTGTGTCTTCAGTCAATGGCTTAGCTTTGTCTTTGATGGTCCAGCTAAATTGCCGTGGCTTATAAACAACAGAACAAACATCTTCGCCAGACTTAGCAGCCCTGTTCAGCGTTACATGCACCACTGCTGTGACACCTGCTGCGCCTTCGCCTCTGGCTTCGTGGTAGGCGTTAGCAAGTAGGCACTGTAGCTGCTGTAGCGAGGATGTAGAAGGCACTGCTTCGACTGTCTCAGGCTGTTGATGCGTCAGCGCTGCCAGTAAAGCCAGTGCCACAACGGAGCGCTTAAGCATTAACAGGCTTACCTGTAACGTACACACGCTCACCATTGCAAGCCAGTGCCACAATGGAATTGACATTAATCGAGCGATAGCCTTTAGCGTTTACATCGTAGGCAATGATGTATTGATCACGATTGACGGTACAGAGCCCACCCTTGAGCGCTTTAGTAACACCAGTGCGACCAACTAGTTTGCGAAGGCTTCCGTCTTTTTTGATGAAGCTAACAGAAAAGAAACGTCCGTTGCTGTTGGCAATGGCGGTGGAAATAATGCTGCTAAGAGATGTTGACATAAAAACTCCGTTGGTTGTTTAGCTTGATAGACTACTCTGCCCTATGCAAAACAGTCTAGCAAGCCCTGTGAAGGGCCTGTGCCACAAAGGGCTAGTTATAGGGGCGTTGTTGGCTTGAAGCTCTCATACGTACGTATGCGGCTTGGTTTGTTGGTGTGCTTATTAACCCATTTGATGCTGGTGCCCCAGCAATGTAACTCGGTGACTAATAAGTGCAAATCCTCATCCTCTTCTAAATAAACATAATCACCTCGTTGATATGAATACTCAGATATTAGATTTTCAATGTTGAGATTCTGCAACACTGACCGCTTAACCTTACCCCATGCGTGAGATGGGTCAATGTACAGGATGATGGTGAAGTGCTTATTATTCATTTCAATTAACCTTTAGCATAAGCATTAAACAAACTATCAAATTCAGCCTTATATCCAAGCTGTGCCAACTTACGACCCAGTGCCACAATGCTATCTCGCTGGTCTTGGCCTTTCCTGTAATAGCGGCTATCATCACTACGTTGATAATACCAGTCGTGGCCTTTAAGTTGGCGCTCTAGTTCGATTAATAGTTCGGTGTGAGACATAAAATATCCTTATTTAAAATGGTGCGTCTTCAATTGGAGCGGGGTGCAGTGGCGGTGGTGTATTATCTCGTTTAGTCTGTGCCACAGCGGGGAAAGGCCAGTTATTCAACACATCAACCTGCTTCTGTGCGTCTGCTTTGTTGATAAAGTCACTTGCGCCAGTGCCACTTACCCACACAATGCGAGTTTCATAATAGCCTTTTACAATGAAATAGCGACCAGTGGCTTCGCTTTGTATAATGTGCCACATAATATATCAAACCTTATGAAGTTGTGAAACCAGTGCCACAGCGTATTTACGGGCAGCATTGTCGCCTAAGCCACGGCGTTTTGCGCGTTTATATTCGGAGAACACTGCCCATGCATATCCGTGGGTTTCGATGTTGCTTAGAATTCGGAATGTGACCATTTTGTTTTCTCCTTAGAAAAGTTAGCTAAACTGAATAGACTTTGATTAAATCTATTCGGGTTAGCCAGTGCCACTAAGGGCACTAGCATGGGTTTAATGCATAGCAATGGCGATAGTGACGCCCTTAAGGCTTTGCAGTCCGCAGGCGTGACCTTTACCAGTGCAAGTGCCACATTTACCGGGGCAAGGAAACACTTTACATGTAACATTGTCGCGGATAGCCTTAGCATTAGCTACAGTGCCGTGTTCGGACGATTTTACTTTATGCCCTACATTGACAGCGATAAACTCGCCACGAGTGATAGGCAAAGCTTTAATGCGTTCTACTGTAGCATTTTCGCTATTGTGTCCGCCTGATATGTTCAAGACGTAATTAGGCGCAAGGGTATTATTGGCAACACTGTTAGAATGCAGTATTTGCTTGAAGCTTTTAGAATACCCATAAGCTTTAATATCTGACCTAAATTGCAACAATTGATTCCAGAAATCAAAAGTGTCAGAGCTATCAAAGTCACCATCAACATAAAGACGCAAAGTAACATTTTCGGGCAGTGCCAAGAAAGCTTGCGACAATGCAATGCTATTAAAGCGCTGCAAATACGTGTTCTGCACTTGCCGGGCGAATGCGTCAGGATAGCACCATGCTGTAAAACTGTAGCAATAGAGCAAGCATTCACCAGCACCGGGGCATGTAACGGCGGGTAGTACGCTATAGGAATAGAACGGAAGCTTGCTATTGCCCTTTGCAAAGATTTTGTATAAGGGCTTTTTAGTTGCAAATATATTTGCAAGCTTGGCGAAGCTTCGCCGCCATGCCACACCATTAAATGCTGGGTCACATTGTAGAGATAGCAATGCTTTAGATATTTCATTGTCGCCACATGTTGCAACAATTACGGCGAAGTCTTGAAGCTTGGCAAATTTGATAGCTGTGGGCGCGAAGTTTTTAGTTTGCATTTTGTTTTCCTTTGGAAATCTGCATCACGTTGTGTGCTGCATTGGGTTGAATTATGCACAATGTTTGCGACAATGCAAGACGTAAACGCGACCTATTCTTGCATATCTGCGACATGTTGCATAAATACAACAAGTGATGTTGCTTCGCTGTTGCTGGGTTGTCTATATAGCGACTCGGCGATGTAGGCGTTGTGTTTTGTTGTGGTGTATGGCTTGCAAGGCTTCTAAGCAATGGGGAGTGGATTAGGTTGCAACATTGTCTTATATGCTTTTTGATATATTGAATATGATCTGTATAGTCTAAAGTGTATACCGCCTAGTCTTTTCTTGACCAAATGGTCAGGATTTATACAGGGCGTTTCAACATCCTATAAATATCAACTGTTTTTGAATCAGTTTTCTAGATTGTCGTAAGTGCTTGATTTTGCTAGTCTTTTTTGCTTTGCTAGTAAATCATACGCCTAGTATCTGATCTCACTTTACCCTGAATCAACCCCTTATCTGCCCTATATAGTGACATCGCGCCATCACTGGGGGCAGGTATGGGCCACCCCCCGGTAGCGCGTACGTTGTACATGGTGAAGCACACAGATCAGGAAAATGAAGTTGTTAACCACATCGTCAAATCTGCCTCTTTTTTAAGCAGATGTGTACGACCACACAGCGTTCCAGCAAGTGTGAGCGTTAACAATGCTGCACTGCGACATTTAAGTCTTTGTTGCAAATCTACAACAGCATAGCTAACCCACCCATCTTCGCCTATACTGCGATGTTGATCTACAAAGCTATGCAGCCGTGATGTCCAATGTCACACCTGCTTTGTTCCCATCAGAGCAAATCTAAGCTGTTCCTTTAGCTTTGTAAGCGTTTCTGTTCTCATAAGAGCAAATATCTGCTATCTCATTTGTTGTAAAACGTCAACAACTTTGTTGTAGCGAAACAACAACATAGGGTTTTTATATTTGACAAAATCACTTTTTTATGCTATACTTTAGTCTATATAGACGATGTAGACAAAGAAGTCTTCAACGTAACAGGTAAGCTCTGTTACGCTAAGTTGTCTCTAAGCAGCCCTAGACCGGCTCCAACTTAGATTAAACAATAAGTTTAATAAATAGATAACTAAGTTGCTAACGATGAACTAATTAGCTATATAGCTACCAAGCAATCTAAGTTGCTAAGAAGTATGTGGTAGTCTATATAGCCTACTTAGACATTAACAGATGTTGATGAAATATACAGAGAATATTTTGTTGTTATCTAAGTTGTTTCTAAGTAGTCTAATTAGCTATATAGTTCTATATTGAAAACAATGCGCATAAAAGATAAGACGTATTGAGCGATATAGACCTATATAGTGGAACGATTTAAACATTAACAGAAATAGCTATTGATTGTTTACTAAGAAGATAGCTTCTTTTGTTTCCTAAATTGAAACCTAAATGGTTTCTCTTTTGTTTATCTAAGTAGAAACTAAGTTGTTCAAACAATTGATATTGCTGTACAATTGGTGTACACTATCTGTACAGTCTATATAGATCTTTCAAACATGCACATCATTTACCCGTTGTTGTTTCTCAACATCTTCTTTTCCTTCTTCTTTGTCTAATGAGCAAACGTAAGAGCTTCCCACCATTGCTCTCAACAAGAGACGAAGTAGCTTCTTACGGCTTAGTTAATGTATGGCCTTACAACATCAACATAGAAGCCTATGTTGCTCTTCACAACGATAAGCTGGATAAGCTGCCTCACATTCCTCACAGCGCCGTCTTCTATGTTAGGAACTTGCTTGAGGCAGAGACGGGCTATTACTTCCCGCTAGACATGGTGGAGGCTGCTATGGTGGCTGAGGGATGGAGAGGGCGCTAGCGGCAATGTCGTAAGGCTGCAAGTAGCTTGCTACGACATCGACATTAACAGACATTGATTCACCACCATCTCTCCCATAGTCCGCAAACTAAGGAATGTGTTGTTTGTTTGTTCTTTTCGTTTATAACATTGAAGACTATTCGTAACATTGACGTTGTTACATTTTTACTAAGGACATTTATATGGCTACCTCTGCTGAGAAAGTATCGAAATATCGTGAGCTTGCTAAAGACAAGTCTCTTCCGCAAGCTGTGCGTGATCAATACGACACTAAAGCCACAGCGCTGGAGCAGAAGGCTTATGAAGAAACTAAGGCAGGTAAGAGTGTTAGCAATGTTCCTGAAGGAATGAAACGTGAAGGCTTTGCTAAGGGTGGTGTTGTCGCAAAGGCTCCGGTTGGTCTAAATAAGAAGGCTACGCCTGCTGCTTCTAAGACACCGGCAGTTAAGACTAATGTAGCTGTGTCCAAAGTGTCTGCTCCCAAAGTTGCTCCTAAGAAGGTGATGTTGGCTAAGGGTGGCAGTGTTGCTAAGAAGGGGTGCAAATAATGGCTACACGCAATGTTCGTCAAGGTCCAGTGTTTGGTGATGACCGTCCTGTTCAACGTAATAAAGAAACAACCAATCCAGACAAACCCAATCGTTCTCCCGGTGAAAGCAATGCTGCTCGGCGCATGCCTTCTGTTCGTGAAGACTTTGTTAAGTCTGCAAGCAAAGACATAGAACGTGTTGGTAAAGGACTAGAGCCAACAGGTAAGTCTGCTCTAACCCGCTCTGCACAACAGAACGCTGCTGGTCGTGCCATTTTGCGTACGGCTGGTCGTGTTGGTTATGGCGCTGCTGCGCTTGAAGTTGGTTATGCGGCTGGTCGAGAGATTGACAAGCACACAGGTGTTGGTAAAGAGATTGTTGAAGGCTCTGGTCTTGGTAAAGTAGTAGACCGTGCTGTGAATATGCGGGATAAGGTGGAGCTTACTAAGGAGGCTAAAGATCGCTTGGCTAAGAAGGACGAGCCTGAACAAGCCAGCTACAGCAATGAAGGTCGCCGTGTACGTGAACCTGCTGTAGAGAAGAAGGAAGAGACTAAGGCTGCTCCTAAGAAGGCTCCTTCAATGAAAGAAGAAGGCGTACGCGAAGGCTCCAACAAGAACATTGATGATGAAACTCGTCAACGTGCTATGAAGGCTGCCGAGTTTGCTAAGGGTGGCTATGTTGGCGCTGCACATAATGTGTTTGCTAACAAGTTTAAGAAATAGAAATGCCCAACGGCACAGCAAAACATCGCAGCGTAGGAACCAACCTAACAGCAGCGACTAGCAACACCATCTACACCTGTCCAGCCAATTACACATCCAAGGTTGAGTTGCTCCACGTTGTCAACAACACCAGTGGAGCTAAGAAGATTGATGTTGCTTGGTATGACGCTAGCGCTGGTGAGAGCTATCACATCACTGCTAGCTATTCCATCAACAGCTATAGCTATTTCATGTTGGTGGACGGCTATCTTGTTATGAACGCTGGTGACTACATAACCTGTACACCAGAGGCAGGCGCAGACATGAGCGCCATTGTTTCTGCTGAAGAGAAATATGATCCAATGAGTAATAATTAATATGGCAAAAGAACTAACAGAACAGCATCAGAAATTCTTGGAAGTGTTGTTTAACGAAGCTGGTGGAAACATCACTCGTGCTAAGCAGCTTGCAGGGTTCAGCCCCGGCTACAGCACACGCTTGCTGACGAATTCACTCAAAGAAGAAATCATTGAAGCTACCCAGCTATTCATTGCTATGAACGCTCCAAAGGCTGCTGTGGCTATGGTGAGTGGTATAGACGATCCTACTGAGTTGGGCATCAAAGAGAAGATGAATGCTGCGAAGGACTTGCTGGATAGGGCTGGTCTGGTTAAGACAGATAAGGTGCAAGTGGAAGCAGTGAATGGTGTTATGATATTGCCTGCAAAGGAACAAAGCTAAGCAATGACGGACAGCGAAGAAGATGTAGTTAATGTCGAAGTCGAAGAAAGCATTAAAGCATGGGACTTCGGCTTAGATGTTTACATTCTTCCTCAGCCTAAAGACGCCAAAGAATATCTGAAGATACCACGGCTTAGTCGTAGCTGTCCTTTTGGCTACACCATTGATGAAGCCGAGCCAGATTGGCTACAGCCTGTTCCGCTTGAGCTTGCTGCTATGGAGAAAGCTCGTAAATACTTGAAGCAATATAGCTATAGGCAAGTAGCAGCATGGCTTACTAAGGTGACGGGACGGTATATGAGTCACGTTGGCTTGATGAAAAGGATAAAGAGTGAACAAACCATTGGAAGAAAATCGTCTACTTATCGAGAGCTTGCCAGAAGGTACGAAAAAGCGCTTAAAAAAGCGAAAGAGTACGAAGAACGCATCGGCAAAAGCTCAGACGACTTCTTCAATAGTGATCGTTACCGAGCCATCGAACAGTCTTTCAGCAACGACACCTGAAACTGCTGTTGAAAACACAGCTACACCCGCAGAAACACCAGCGCCAGTAGAGCAAATCCACAAGAATGTGGTGTTTCGGCCTAATCCGGGACCACAAACAGCCTTCTTAGCTGCTTCTGAGCGGGAAGTGCTCTATGGTGGGGCCTCGGGCGGAGGTAAAAGCTACGCTATTCTTGCTGATCCTATGCGGTATATGCATCATCCGCAGTTTTCTGGGTTGATATTGCGTCACACAACAGAAGAATTGCGTGAACTTATCTGGAAAAGCCAAGAACTCTACCCCAAAATCTACCCCGGCATCAAATGGAGTGAGCGAAAGCTGCAATGGGAGACGCCGCAGGGTGGTAGATTGTGGATGTCGTACCTTGACAGGGACGAAGATGTGATGCGGTATCAGGGCCTTAGCTTCTGCGTAGCTAAAGGCACACCTGTGAAGCTATCTGATGGCTCTTACAAGAACATTGAAGACATTTCTGTAGACGACACTGTAGCAACACTGGAAGGCTCCGGCAAAGTTGTGTGGAAGTCTTCTGTTATGAAGAAGAAATGTGTTGTTGCTACTACATACACATCATCAGGCAAGCTAATTGGTACGCAGGTACACCCACTGGACCACTGCTTCTCTTTGTTGAGTGATAAAGCCATTCAAAACACAGACGAAGCCAGAAAGTTTGTTGCTGCTGATATTCAGTGGAAGTCTTATCTTGATGTGCCAGATGCGAATGGAATGTTTCCAGTTGCATTATCGTATAACGATGGGCTTAGTTACGAACAAACATCTTATGATCATCCATACACAGGAGAACAGCGCCCTATTCAGGTATGGCTAAGCGTTGGTGTTGTTAGATTCACCAAGATTGATGACTTGTTTGTTGAAGTGTACGATCTCACTGTAGATAAACACAACCACTACATTACAGGTAATGGTCTTATCAACAAAAACTGCTACATCGCATGGGACGAGCTAACCCAATGGCCTACCCCGTTCGCATACAACTATATGCGTTCGCGTTTGCGTACCACGGCACCTGATCTTCCGTTGTCTATTAGAGCTACAACGAATCCGGGTGGGCCGGGGATGGCTTGGGTTAAAAAGATGTTTGTTGACCCTGCGCCATTTAATACTCCGTTTTACGCTACAGATATTGAAACAGGTAAACCTCTGGTCTATCCAAAAGGACACAGTAAAGAAGGTGAATATCTTTTTAAGCGTAGGTTTATTCCTGCGAAGCTGTCAGATAATCCATCACTTGCTGCCTCTGGTGACTACGAGAGCATGTTACTATCTCTACCAGAACAACAACGCAAACAGTTGTTAGAAGGAAATTGGGACATCGCTGAAGGTGCTGCCTTCTCTGAATTCAACAGGGCCATCCACGTTGTAGAGCCTTTCACAATACCGTCTAGCTGGCCTCGGTTTAGAGGATGTGATTATGGATACAGTAGTTTCAGTGCTGTGCTTTGGTTTGCTGTTGCACCTGATGACCAGCTAGTCTGCTATCGTGAACTATATGTAACCAAGATGGTTGCAGAAGACTTAGCTGATGCGGTTATGGAAGCTGAGAAACATGAGAAGGTGCGGTATGGTGTACTTGATAGTAGCTGCTGGCACAATCGAACTGGCGGAGGCCCTTCTATTGCTGAGCGTATGATTGTTAGAGGGTGTCGCTGGCGTCCTGCTGACCGTAGTGCTGGTAGCCGTGTTGCTGGTAAGAACGAAATACACCGAAGGCTACAAGTTGATCCTTACACGGAAAAGCCAAGACTTGTGTTTTTTAATAACTGTACACACATCATTGCTGATCTACCCACTCTTCCGTTAGATAAAACAAATACTGAAGATATTAATACAAAGGTTAAAAATGATCATGGGTACGATGCCCTACGTTACTCTGTGATGAGTCGTCCCCGTAGTGGTATATTTGACTTTGATACTTCTTCACAACGCAGTGGGTTTATCCCTTCTGATCCTTACATGGGCTATTGATGTTAGAAATAATCTCAAGAGATGAAGCTAAAGAAAAAGGGCTTACTCATTACTTTACTGGTGTACCTTGCTTTCGTAATCACCTAACTGTTCGTTATGTTTCTACTCACCAGTGTTATGAATGCCATAAACTAAAAAGAACAAAGTATGTTCGTGTAGTTAAAGACAAACACGCTAGAGCTATAGCTAAAGAAAATAACGAGCTTACTTATAAGTCTGATAAGCCATGTAAAAATAATCACGACAGTCTTCGCTATACATGTAACGGAATGTGCCTAGCCTGCCTAGATGCTATTGTTAGTACAGATACTTATAAAAGCAAAACAAAAGCAAGCCGTGAGCGCAACAAGGATAAAAAAGCAGCATACGACAAGCTGTTTGATGCTAGAAACAAAGAATATCGTGACCGATTAAAAGCAGACAACAGAGCAAAGCGCCTGCACCGTAGGGTTAAATGGGAGCAAGAACTTACCGAGTTTGTACTTGAAGAAGCTTTTAATCTTACGAAACTTAGAAGGGAAGCCACTGGAATAGACTGGCACATGGATCATGTAATTCCATTGTGCGGTGATAAAGTTTCTGGTCTGCATGTATGGAACAACTTTGCTGTTATTCCTGCGAAGACTAATCTTCAAAAGAACAACAAGTATGAAGTTGTTTAACCTACTTCTTCCAATTTAATTTATACCTACACAACTATGGCCCTACTATCCAAACCATCCAACGACAAAACTATGGCGCTTGATGACGCCACAAAGCGTGAGCTTGACACTGGCACAGCCTTTTCTGGCAGCGGTCTAATCAACTTCATCCAACAGCGCTTCACACGGTCTGAGACATCTCGCCGTACAGACGAGCAACGCTGGCTCAAAGCATATCAGAACTATCGTGGCATCTATGGAAGCGATGTTCAGTTTACTTCGACAGAGAAGTCGCGTGTATTCTTGAAAGTAACAAAGACTAAGACACTGGCAGCATACGGCCAGATCACTGATGTCTTGTTTGCCAACAACAAATTCCCCATCACCATTGATCCGTCTGTGTTGCCTGAAGGTGTTGCTGAAGCTGTTAGCTTTGATCCGAAGCAAGCTACACCGACAACACCTGAAGCACCCGCTGAAGCTAAAGAGCCAACCTTTGAAGACTTCGACTTGGAGAAGCTAGAGGCTCGTCTTGGTGCTTTGTCTGATGACTTGAAAGATGTTAAAGGCTTAACCGAAGGCGAAGGCAAGACAGCCACATCTATCACCTTCTATCCTGCTATGGTGGCAGCTAAGAAGATGGAGAAGAAAATCCATGACCAGCTAGACGAGAGTGGAGCTTCAAAGCATCTGCGCTCTACCGCCTTTGAGATGGCACTGTTTGGTACAGGTGTGATGAAGGGTCCGTTTGCTACCAACAAAGAATATCCAGATTGGACTGAAGACGGAACATACAAGCCTGTCATCAAGACAGTACCAGAAGCATCACACGTTAGCATTTGGAACTTCTACTGGGATCCAGACGCTAACAACACAGAAGAATGTCAGTATGTAATTGAGCGCCATAAGATGTCGCGTACGCAATTGCGTGCCCTTAAACGCCGTCCTCACTTCCGCGCTTCCGTCATTGATGAAATCGTTGCTGGCGGTGAAGGCTATGTTAAGAAGTATTGGGAAGACACGCTCAAAGACTACACCAACAGCACATCTGTTGAACGCTTTGAAGTGTTGGAGTATTGGGGCAATGTTGACATTGACCTGCTCAAAGAGAACGACATCGACATCCCTGAAGAATACGAAGACGGCGCAGAGCTACAAGCAAACATTTGGTATTGCAACGGTAAGATACTGCGCTTGGTGTTGAACCCGTTCAAGCCATCTAACATCCCCTATTACGCTGTTCCATACGAACTCAATCCCTACAGCCTTGCTGGTGTTGGTGTTGGTGAAAACATGGACGACACACAGACGTTGATGAACGGCTTTATGCGTATGGCTGTTGACAACGCTGTACTCTCTGGCAACTTGGTGTTTGAAGTTGATGAAACAAATTTGGTGCCCGGACAAGACTTGAGTGTATATCCCGGCAAAGTGTTTCGGCGTCAAGGTGGCGCTCCCGGTCAAGCTATCTTCGGCACTAAGTTTCCTAATGTGTCTCAGGAAAACCTACAACTGTTTGACAAAGCCCGTCAGCTTTCTGACGAGTCTACGGGTATGCCTTCGTTTGCACACGGTCAAACTGGTGTGAGTGGTGTTGGTCGTACAGCTAGTGGCATCTCTATGTTGATGAACGCTGCTGGTGGCTCCATCAAGACAGTGATTAAGAATTTGGACGACTACCTGCTTGCTCCGTTGGGCAAAGCATTCTTCAACTTCAACATGCAATTCGATTTCGATAAAGAAATCCGTGGCGACTTGGAAGTTAAAGCATGTGGCGTGTTGTCGTTGCAGCAAACGGAAGTGCGTAGTCAACGTCTCATGCAATTTCTACAGATTGCTTCACAGCCTACGCTGGCTCCCCATGCTAAGTTTCCGTACATCTTGCGTGAGATTGCAACTTCGCTGGGGCTTGATGCAGACAAGGTGACGAACGACTATGCAGAAGCTATGAAGCAACAAGCGTTGATGACTGCTAACGCTCCTGCTGCACCTATGGGTGTTGCTGGCCCCGGCGCTGCTGGTGCTGGTCCGTTGCCAGTCTCTGACACTGCTGGTGGCGGTGGTGGAAACATTGGTGTAGGGGCTGCTCCTCCTCCGGGCGCTCCCGGCTTTAGCGCTGCTCCGCAACAAGGCTTGCCAGCATGAAGCCGTTCTTATCCGCTTTGAAAGCGTTCGTCAACAACAAACGACAATGGGACGCTTTCAATGAAATGTTGGCATATCAGATTGAACAGCAACAGCGCAAGCTAGAGCAAAGCACAGAGATGTCTGATGTGTTTAAGGCGCAAGGCGCTATCGCTGTATTACGACAGCTTAAGTATTTGAGGGACGAAGCAAATGTTGAAAAATGAAATGGATAGCTTGCTTGCCAAAGGCGGCATGAAAGACGAAGCTGGTGAAGTTGAAGAAGAGACAGGCAACGAAGTTCCTGCTGGGTCGTTGAAGGAAGAAGTTGCTGACACTGTAGATGCAAAGCTAAGTGTTGGTGAATTCGTTATTCCCGCTGATGTTGTTCGCTACATTGGCTTAGAGAAGCTGATGAAGATGCGTGACGCTGCTAAGGAAGGGCTGGCACGCATGGAAGAGATTGGTCAGGTTGGTAATGCTGATGAGGTTGACAATGCAGATGCATTACATAGCGCTAAGGCTGAAAGCGAAGACGAAGGTGGTGATAACAACTATGCCAGTGGCGGGTATGTAGGTGGAACAGCCAACGCAGAGAAATACAAACGCGCTCCCATCAAAGGCTTTGAAATGGTGCAGATGACGGACGACAAAGGCAACACCATCTACATCCCTTACGTCAACGGCAAGCCACAGCTTCAAGTACCTGTTGGATATAAGCCTGTTGTTAATGCTGCAACTACTCCGCAGGCTGCTGCTCCGACAACAACACCTACAGCGCCTGCCACACCAGCTTATGTTGAGCCTGTACGTGGCGGTGGGGGTGCTAAGAATGGGCCTTCTACGCCTGCTGGCGGCGAAGGTGGATTAGGAAGTATTGGATCAGGCACTGGCTACAGTGTAGACAAGAACAACGTTGCTACCCCTAACGCAAGCATTAGCCCTAAAGTGGCTTCTACTATTGGTGGAATGGTGTTCGGACCTTTAGGGGCTATCGTTGGAGGGATCGGAGCTTCTGTTGTTGGACAAGGTGATCAATGGGGAGCAGATCAGCACAACGCACAAGTGGCTGTTGGTAACGAACGGATGGATAAGGTTTATTCACCAGAGCAAGATCAGGCAGATCAAGACGCTTTAAGTAATGCTTCTAAGCCTGTAGCAGATGCTGCTGTTGAAGGTATCAATGCTGCTGTGGCTGAGGGACTGACAACACAGCAAGCAGAATCCGTATCTGATGCTGCCGCTGCCGCTGCCGCTAATAACAAAGATGTTAAGGCTGCTATCAGTGCTGCAATTGCTGCTGCTAAAGACGCTAATAGTGTTGACCGAGCTACGATGGGTAGTATGTCTAGCCGTAATCCAATGGGTGAAACAGGCGGCGGTATTGCTGCCAATCCAATGGGTCGAGATCCTTCACAACGAAATGCACCAGAAGGCTTTGGTGGTGGTGGAGCAAACTCTGGTGGAACTAGGGCAGGTGGGTATGGTGGTGTAGGCCATGATCCCGGCGAAGGTTGATTAATATAATGAGCAAACCCAGCTATATTGTTCAATATATTTAACATATAATACAGCATACTAACAGCAGAGGTGGGCTGCTTAGTATCAAATCTTTCCCACCATTCTTGGCTACCTAACCATGTTAGCCCCAACTTAAAGGCATTTATGACAACCATTGTTGAAAAAGTAGAAACTAAAAGCGTAACACCTTCTATGGGTGGACGCAAAAGCAACCGAGAGCGTATTGAACGTGAGGAAGCTGAGATTGAACAACTTCTGAATAAGAACAATAAGGAAGACAAAGACGAGGAAGAAGTAGCTGTAGCAGACAACGCTTCACCAGAAGAGAAGACATTTGCTAAACGCTATGGCGACCTACGCCGTCACAGCCAACAACAACAAGCTGCCTTGCAAAAGCAAATTGACGAGTTGAAAGAACAGCTTACCAAGTCTACTGAGCAACAAATCAAACTGCCGAAGAGCGAAGAAGAGCTTGCAGAATGGGCAGCAACCTATCCTGATGTAGCTAAGATTGTTGAAACCATTGCTATGAAGAAAGCCAAAGAAGCTGCTGAAGCAATGCAAGAACGTCTCAACAAACTAGACGAGCGCGAGAAGCTGACTGCCCGAGAGAAGGCTGAGCTTGAGTTGATGAAGATTCATCCCGACTTCGATAAAATCCGAGACACTGACGACTTCCACAACTGGGCTGAAGAGCAGCCTGAATGGGTGCAGAAGGCTTTGTATGAGAACGATACAGATGCCCGCTCCGCTGCCCGTGCTATTGACCTGTACAAGATTGATCGCAACATTGCTAAGAAGAAACCTGCTGCTGATACCAGCGCTGCCAATAGTGTTAGTACACGCTCGGGGCGTACTACCCCGGTTGATGTAGATAAAGAAGGTGTGTTTCTTGAGAGCGAGATTGCTAAGATGTCTGTGCGGCAGTACGAGAAAATGGAAGAGCAGATTTTGAAGGCTCGTCTTGCTGGTAAGATTGTCTACGATATTAGCGCTGGCGCACGATGATATTTGACACTATTGAAAAAATAGTGTTATAACTTTTAACAGAGCGAAAACGACGACGGTCGCTGATAGTGCCAACTCACTGTCTAGCTCTTTAATCTAGTTGGAGATTGAAATGGAAGTAAAAACCTGTACCTCTTGTGGGGAAACGAAGGCGTTATCTGAGTTTGGCACATCAGGAAGACATGATGGTAAACACAAACCAAAGTGCTTAGTATGTTGTGCAAAGTTGTTACGTGAATATAGACTAGCAAATCCCGAACGTGTTAGGGAACGGGATCGTAAACAATACATCAAAGACAGAGAAAAGATTCGTATCAAGAACTTGCGCAGAAGTCACGGTATAACAATGGAGAAGAAGTTTTCTTTGTTGTTGAATACAGCGATTAAACGCAAGGAAAAACGAGGACAGAAGATAGAGGTTTTTATTTCTCTTCAAGACATCAAAGATGTTTATGAGAAACAAGAAGGTCGATGTGCTTATACAAAGCTGCCTCTCACAAGTGAGCCGCACCAGCTTAATACAATAAGTCTCGACAGGATAGATAGCAACAAACACTATACTGTTGATAACATTCAACTTGTGGGTATTGCTATAAATAGGATGAAGCTAGATCATACTGAAGAACAGTTTATTCAGCTTTGTCGGTTAGTAGCAGAGAACAGTAAGTAGACAGACAACCCTGTTGGACTTAGCCATTACTCTTTAGGCCATCTAGAAACTTAAAGAGTGATCACCTGAGACGAAGGCCCTGTAGACAAATGTTTGAAGCATTTTGTTTACGCCATTTCTTAAGGAGATTTTACATGGCTTTTCCTAGCGCACCATCTTATGGAAACTTGCCCACGGGCGGGTTTTCACCTACCATCTATAGCAAGAAAGTTCAAGTAGCTTTCCGCAAGTCTTCTGTAGTTGAAGACATCACTAACAGCGATTACTTCGGTGAAATCGCCACCATCGGGGACTCAGTCCGAATTTTGCGAGAGCCCGAGGTCAGTGTTCAGTCGTACGCTCGTGGTACTCAGATCACTGCACAAGACTTGAATGACACCGATTTCACTCTGGTTGTCGATCAAGCAAACTATTACGCATTCAAGTTGGACGACATTGAAGCTGCTCACAGCCACGTTGATTGGCTGCAAATGGCTTCGGATCGTGCTGCTTATCGTCTGCGCGATAACTACGATCAAGACGTTCTCGGTTATCTGACAGGCTACGAGCAAGCTGCTAAGCACGCTAACGCTTCTGTTGCCCGCACTACCGCTCCCGGTACTAAGGCTGTTGCTTCTGCTGGTGCTGACGAACTGTTGTCGTCCATGAAGCTGAAGAAGGGTGACTTCACCAACATTACCACTGGTAGTGCTGGCGACCACTCCATTCCGTTGGCTCCCCGTCTGCCCGGTGCAACTGCTCTGCCTACTGCTACAGCTTCCCCGCTGATGGTGTTGGCCCGTATGAGCCGTTTGCTGGATCAACAGTTTGTTGACACCGCTGGTCGTTGGCTCGTGGTTGACCCTGTGTTTGTTGAAATGTTGAAAGACGAAGACAGCCGTTTGCTCAATAGCGACTTCGGTGGCTCTGGCTTGCAGAATGGTTTGATCATCAACAACCTGCACGGCTTCCGTGTGTATGTGTCTAACAACCTCGCCAAGATTGGTACTGGTCCGTCTACCGCTGGTACGGCTAACCAGAACACCAACTTCGGTGTTATCGTTGCTGGTCACGACTCTGCCGTTGCAACTGCTCAACAGTTGACCAAGACTGAAACCTACCGCGATCCCGACAGCTTTGCTGACATCGTGCGTGGTATGCATGTCTACGGACGTAAAATTCTCCGTAGCGAAGCTATCGTTACTGCGAAGTACAACGTTGCGTAGTTTTTATCATATCAATGTTTCCTAACCTCTCACCCACTCATTCTGTGTACAAAGATCGTACATGTCTTGAGTGTGGTGAGTACAAAAGATATACAGAGTTCTCGTTTAGTAAGCACCCTAGAGCGCCGGAAGGATATGCTTCTGTACCAAGATGCAAACCTTGTCATGCGATATGGAAAAACAAAATCCATATTAAAAGAACATACGGACTTGAATGGGAAGATTATGTAAATCTGATGGATAAACAAGAAGGTAAGTGTTATCTCTGTGGATCATCTGGTAGTGGCAAAGATCAAAGACTTGTTGTTGATCATAGCCATACTACCGGAGAAGTTAGGGGACTTCTTTGCTGGAGTTGCAATGTTGGTATCGGACTGTTTAAGGAAGATACTGACTTGCTACGAAAAGTGATTAAGTACATTGATCGTGATTTGTAAACAATTTCAAACTTAAAGGATATTTATTATGGCTCTCTCTCAAACCGTTGCTAAGCTGGCCCGCGTTGTCGAAGCAGATGTTACTCTGCCCACATCGTCTGGCACGGCCACTGGTATTTCGTTGCCTGCAAACTGCCTCGTGCTGGCTGCTGGTATGGTGGTGACTACTGCTGTTGCTGGATCTACTGGCTACACTGCTGACCTGAGCGTTGACTCCACTGATGTTATCTCTGCTGTGACGCTGCAAGGCGCTGCTGTAGGCGACATTGTTACTGAAGCTGCCGTGCCTGTTGGCGTGGTTGCTGCTAACACTCTGGACGTTGTAGCTACCGTTACTGGTACTGCCACTGCTGGTGCTGTTCGCGTGTGGGCTTTGGTGCTGGACATGGCTGCTCCCATCGTTGCTGCTGACGCTGACCGCGATCAACTGGCCTAATAGCTAAGTTGTAAACTAGGGAGTGTCGGGGTTTCCTGATGCTCCCTTTTTGTTGTTTATACCGAAAGCATATATGGCAATTACAACCGCCTTGTGTTCGTCTTTCAAGAAAGAGCTTCTTGAACGCAAGCACGACTTCAACGCCACTAGCGGGCACACATTCAAACTAGCGCTGTACACATCGGCTGCAACGCTTGACGCTTCCACCACAGACTACACCTCCACCAACGAAGTTGTTGGTACAGGATATACCGCTGGTGGTGTCACTCTCACCAACATCGACCCAGCGTTGTCTGGCACTACAGCGTTTGTAGACTTTGTTGATGCTTTGTGGACAAGCGCCACCATCACCGCTGCTGGTGGTCTGATTTATAACACCACCACTGATGGTGGCTCTGGTACAACCAATGCTGTTGCTACCCTTTCGTTTGGTGGAGACAAGACTTCAACTAACGGAGATTTTGTTGTGCAGATGCCTGCGGCAGATGCTTCTAACGCCATTGTGCGTATTGCTTAAAAGGAAAATATCATGGCTGTTACATACACCACTGCTGTAAAGAATGCTCGTTTGGACGCCGTAACAACGGCTATTGGCTCTACAGGTGTGCTGGAGATTGGCACAACTGGTATGGCTTCTGTGCTGGCTACCATTGCTCTTGGCAACCCAGCCGCTGCTGCTGCGTCTGGTGCTGTGCTTACGTTGTCTGGCTTTCCTCGCTCTGACACTTCTGCTGATGCTACAGGCACTGCTGCTGCTGCACGTATTCGTACAGCGTCTGGCGGTACAGACATCATCACTGGGTTGACAGTGGGCTTGTCTGGTAGCGATATCAATCTGGATAGCCTCTCCATCACTACTGGTCAGACGGTCACTATTAATTCTGCCACTCTGACACATGCGTAATTATGGCAATCATTACCCGCAATGGTAAAGGCTCTGAGCTAACGTATACAGAGCTTGATGGTAATTTCACTCAGCTTGATACACGCACTATTGATTTAGGATGGCGTGATCTTATTATGGGCGTTGATGTTAAGAACACTGGTGCTAACATCCCCACTCTTCAGAACTTCAGAGACGGAATATTTCTATGGGGTTTTGATCCTGACTCAAATCAGGAAGTGTATTGTCAAGCTCACATAGACCACGACTACGCTATGGGTACAGTAATGTATCCACACGTACACTTCTCCGTCAACGTAACCAACACAGGCACTGTACGTTGGGGCATTGAATATACGTTGGCACGTAGGCACGACAGCACAGGGCAGACACACTTCCCTGCTTCAACAACTGTATATGTTGAACATGATGTTGATGGTGATCCGTATGCACATTACGTTGCTGAAGTTTCTTTAGCTAACACCATTCCTGCTACACATTTAGAAGTTGATACGGTTATACTGTTCCGTGTGTTTAGGGATGCTTCACATGTTAATGATACGTTTCCCGGCACAGCCTACCTTATAACAACAGATATTCATTATCAAGTTGATAGGTATGCAACGCTAAATAAGGCTCCTAATTTTTATGCATGAAATAATCTTTGACCACGAAGAAGGCAACGATGCTGTCTTCAAATGCATTAAATGTAACGCTCCTATTGGCTTCAACAAAGAAGGAATTGGCGATCCTTCTGCTAAGTTTGTTGATGGCGTATGGGTTGCTCCTGAAAACTACAATGATTGGATGTCTCCATGCGAAGCCTAAGTAAGTCTACACATTCTGATAAGCTAGAGCGCTGGCTTGGTAAAGAGACTGTTGAGTCTGTTTCTAAGTCGATGGAGAAGTTTTACTATCCCATTGCCTTACACGGTGTTCCCGGTAAGGTGTATGCAATGCCGGGAGGCGGCTTTGCTGGTGAGATTGAAGTTGGCTCTTACATGTCTAAGCACGATGCTGCTGCTGTCACACTTCGCAAGCTGCGTAACAAGCTAGATGCACAGGCTCGTCAGCATAAAGCTGCTGGTGTGCTTGCTGACATCATCCGCGCTGAAGGTAAGGAGATGCATTCTCTTAGCGCCTTTGCCTCCATTGATGCTGTTGTTGCTGCCTACACTGGTGGTAAAGGTCAGGTGATGCCTTTCCAAAAGACAGGTGCTGCCTCTAATGCTATTGGTAACAGCAACGACTTGTGGACTCGTGGTGGCTTCCCCGGTGCTGGTGCTGCTGGTGCTGCTGCTCCGGGTGGTACAGTTCCTACGAGTGCTACGACAGGTGCGTTGAAATATCTCAACGGCGCTTCTACTAATTCCAATCACTATCTAAACTGGGCATTGTCTGCTTCAGTCATTAACAACTCTTTGTTGATGTATGACCGTCTGTTCTCTGTTGCTATCAACATGAACAGCACAGCTACGCAGGCAGTTACAGGTGTACCTACTCGTTATCAAAGTACAACCACCACTGCTGTTGATTACATTGGTGGCAACTTCATCTTTGAAAGTAATCCAACAACTGTGCTAGCTGCCACTGCTCACAACGTTACAGCAGCCTCTACAGCGGTGTGGACATACACCAACCAAGCAAACACTACGGGTAAAAACTTGAACCACAACGGTACAGCGATTCAGACGCTTGCTGGTGTTTCTGCTTGTGTTGTTGGTGGTGTAAATCTTGCTGTAGGAAATTGGTTTATTCCGTTAGCTGCTGGCGATAGCGGTATTAAAAACCTTACACAGATGCAGCATAGCGCTGCTGTAGCTACTGGTACTATGGATGCTGTTATAGGCCATCCTATAGCTATCAATGCCTGCCCTATTGCCAACCTTTCTTGTCTTGATGACGGTTTGTACACAGCGTTAAACCTGACACCAATCATGGACAACGCTTGTATTTCTTTCTTGGAACTCACTAAACCCGCAACAACAGCCGCCAACTATTCTGGTTTGATTCGTATCGTATCGGAGTAAGCGATGGCGTCCAGCAACACGCTAAGGGGCAACACGCTAAGGGGCAAGACGCTAAGGGGCAAGACGCTCGTCTTGGCTGCGCCCGGAGACTCGCTCTATCCAGCGGTTATTCCCTACAAAGCTGTTGCTTCTTTTCCTGCCATTACAGGCACCTTTGCTGCAACAGAGACAGGCGGTGATGTATTTGCTGCAACAGGCACGGTAGGCTCCACAGCCATCACAGGAACGTTAGCAGCTATAGAGAGTGGTAGTGATGTCTTTGCTAGCGCTGGTGATGTTATTGTTAAAGGTTCCTTATCTGCTACAGAGACAGGCACCGACACCTTTGCTGCTACAGGCACAGTAGCTTCCGCAGCCATCACAGGCACCTTAGCTGCCACAGAGACAGGCAGCGATACCTTTGCTGGCGCAGGCGATGTTATTGTCAAAGGCTCATTAGCAGCATCCGAAACAGGCACTGACACCTTTACCTCTTCTGGTGACGTTGTTGTCAAAGGAACACTTTCTGTTACAGAAACAACAACTGACACCTTTGCTGGTACAGGCGATGTATTCGTAAAAGGAACACTGACAACAACCGAAGCAGGTACTGACACAGTTGCTGCTACTGGTGATGTTATTGTCAAAGGAACATTGTCTGTTGCTGAAGTAGGCTCCGACACTGCTGTATTCACTGGAGGCACTGTTGCTACTGGTGACTTCGCTGCTACAGAAATAGGTGCAGACACCTTTGCTGGTGCTGGTGGTGTTGTAGCTACAGGAACATTGTCTGTTGCTGAAACAGGCTCTGACACCTTCGCCTCTGCTGGTGATGTTATTGTTGCTGGCCCTTTGTCTGTTTCCGAATCAGCCGTTGACACATTCCAATCTAGCGGTGCTGTTATTGTTACTGGTTCATTTGATATTCAAGAATCTGGAACAGAAACATTCGCCTCTAACGGAACCCTATCTGTTACAGGAATCGTAACGGCTAACGAAGCAACACCAGATGTTTTCACTGCTGATGGTGCTGTATCTGCTCCAACTACGCTGGGAACACTGGCCGCAACAGAAGTTGGTGATGATGCTGCTACTGCTTCTGGCAAAATCATTGTTACAGCAATCGTAACGGCAAGCGAAACAGGCACCGACACATTAGCTGCTTCTGGCTACCTATCTACAGCAGGAACATTCGCTGCTACAGAAGCTGCTGACTACATTAGTGGCTACGTCACAGAAGGCTATGTAACCTCTGGATATGCCAAAGGTGGCATTGAAGGCAACGTATTGGTACAGGGTGCAGCAGCGGCTACAGAGGCCGGTGCAGACACTATGCTGGCCTTTACAGGCGATACCTACATCACTGGGTCTGTGTACGGACAAGGTGTGTACGGAGTGGCTGTGTATGGACAGCACGGCATCATCTACATACCCCCATCGGTATCGGCTAACGCCTCCGTTGGTGTTGTTTCTGTTGTTGCTAAAGCCAACGTAAACGCCATTGGTGCAGCAGCTACAGGGTTGGCTGGTAATGTATCCATCGTTGGTGATGCCAACTTCGTTGCTCCGTCTGTTCAAGCCACAGCTAGTGTTGGTGTTGCTACAACTCGTACAAACAACTACATTCAAGTTGATGGCGTATCTGCTACAGGCTATGTTGGTAATGTATCCGTCACCAATACATCGTTTAATTATGCTGCAACACTAGGTCAATATAATAAGGTGCGGACAGTGTATGTTGCTGGTATAACTGGCAGCAAAGACCGCACTGTCAACATTGCTGCACAAAGCAGACTTGTATATGTTGATAAGTTGTCCACTCAATATACACGTACAGCAAACGTGTCTCAAATACCACGTAAAGCGTACACGTTAGCCAAGCCTTCATCGTCTGATAGGGCGGTGATGGTGTCAATATAGGAAACACAAATGTCGTTCAAATGGCCTCCCAAAGACCCTGATGAAATCTTAGACTATTCAATTGATTGGAGTAGGTACTTAGATGGTAAAACTATTTCTGCATGTACATGGTATGTTGATGATGCTGATGGCGTTAAGACAGCCATTGGCAATGGTGTTGTTGTCTACGGTATTCAGAACGTAACGTCCACAATCTCTAACGGCATCACCACAATCAATCTTGGCTTAGGCACAAACAACATTGACTACAAATTCACTTGCTCCATCACTGACAGCAATGGCAACGTAACAGAACGTGTTGTGCGTTTGAAGGTGAAGGATCAATAATATGGCATACAACTACCTTGATTTAACCAATGAAGTTAATCGGCGTCTTAACGAAGTTGAACTAACGTCTAGCAATTTCACCACTGCTAAAGGCTTTCACTCTCAAGTTAAAGACTCTATTAACGCTGCTCTGCGTGACATCAATCAGACAACATACGAATGGCCTTTCAACCACATTGCTGCTGAAGACACTCTCACTGCTGGTGTTACCCGCTATGCGTTTCCGTCTGATGCTAACAGCATTGACTTCGACAGCTTTCGCATTAAAGAAGACGCTACGTTTGGCAATAGCACAACTAAGCTGTCTGTTATCAGCTATGAAGACTACCTCAATCGTTTTGTTGAGCAAGAATACAAGACTGACACCAGCAACTGCACCATTCCAATGTATGTCTTCCAAGCTCCGTCTATGGAATACGGTGTTGTGCCAGCACCTGATCAGGCGTATGAGATTGTCTATGAATACTATCGTATCCCTGTAGACTTAGAAAGCTACACAGATGTTCCGTCTGTACCTGAGCGTTTTCGTAGTGTCATCATTGATGGTGCTATGTATCATGCGTACATGTTCCGTAGCAACGAACAAGCTGCCAACATTGCCAAGAATAAATATGAAGAAGGCATGAAGCGTATGCGTACCATCTTGGTAAATCGCTACGAATACATGCGCTCTACAGCCATCTCTACGTCCAACTTCTTTGGCTCCTTTGGTGATCGGGTGAACTAAGATGGCTGACGGATGGCAAACAGCAGTTGTTGAATTCAAGGGTGGCTTAGTTACTAACCTGTCTCCTTTGCAGCAAGGCGTCAACGCTCCCGGTAGCGCACGTATATTGAAGAACTTTGAGCCTTCTGTTGATGGTGGTTATCGCCGTATTGAAGGCTTTAGCAAATACGACAGCGCTATTGTGCCTGCATACGGAGAGGCTGTTGTTCAAGGCTCTGGACAAACTGGCACCACGTTAGTGCTTTCTAACATCTTTGCTGCTCCTGCTGTTGGTGATACGTTCACTATTGCAGGCGTCACTGGTACGTACACCATTGCTACATCAGGTGTTAGCTACAACTCAACTTATAAACAAGTAACACTTACGCTGACAACAGCATTGGCTTCTTCTCCTGCTGATCAAGCTGCTGTTACGTTTGGTGTTGGTGTTGGTTTAATGAAAGGTATTGTTGCTTGGAATGAACATGTCATTGTCCAACGCAACGCTGATCTTTATACAACCACTGGCGTAGGCTACACCAAAATCAATAAGCCAACTTATGGAACAGTGCTGGTAGATGGTGCTGGTCAGACAGGTGCTACTCTGGCTGTAGACGGGCTGACAAGCGCTCCGCAGATTGGTGATACGTTTGTTGTTGCTGGTATTGAGAAGGTTTATACAGTGTTGGCTGTTCCTACTGTTACGACAACAGCAGCAACAATATCAATCTATCCGTCATTAGCTTCTTCACCCGCAGACAATGCTGCTGTTACATGGAAGTCTGTGTCTCGCTCTGGTGGGGATAAGCTGCGTGTAGCTAAATATACATTAAACAACATAGAGAAACTTGTTGGTGTTGATGGCTACAACAAGCCGTTTACATGGGATGGTACAACCTTCACTGTTATGACTGAAGCGCCTGTAGACGTTACTGGCTCTTCTTTTGTTGTATCTCATAAGAATCAAACATTCTTTGCTAAAGGTGAGACGCTTGTATTCACAGCACCTTACACTGACAACGACTTCACTGCTGCTGCTGGTAGCGGAATCATCAATGTTGGCGGTGTCATCACTGGTCTTATTGTCTTCCGTGAAACTCTAATCATATTCACTGAGAAAACGATTAGTCAGCTATCTGGCAACACATTACAAGACTTTACATTACAGCCCATTACACGCCGAGTAGGTTGTGTAGCTACAGACACTATTCAAGAACTTGGTGGAGACATCATCTTCTTAGGTGCTGACGGATTGCGCTTGCTTGGCGCTACAGATCGTGTTGGGGACTTCAACTTAGGACTTGTGTCTAAACCCATTCAATCTGAAATGACAGCGCTCATTGCGTCTGCCAACTACTTCGCTAGTTGCTTGATTAAGCAGAAGAGTCAATATCGTTTGTTTGCATACAACGATAGTGTTAGCTCACGTAACGCTAAAGGCATCTTAGGTACGCAGCTAACCGCAGATAACACAGCAGCCATCTCATGGGCAGAGCTAACTGGCATTAGAGCCTACGTTGCTGACAGCGACTATTACAACCAAACTGAAACCATTGTATTTGCGCACAGTGATGGCTACGTCTATCAAATGGAAGATGGGAATAGCTTTGATGGATTGACAATACCTGCTTCGTTTGCTACGCCTTACATGCACATCAACGATCCACGTATTCGTAAGACGTTCTACAAGATGGTGTTGTACACAGACCCACAAGGCAGTATGTCTATATCAGCAAACTTGAAGCTAGACTTTGACACGTATGGGTCTATTCAGCCTGACACCATTGCGTTGTCAAACGACACCAACACTGTAGGCATTTACGGCTCCACTGCTACATACGGCACAGCCACATACGGAAACAAACTAGTGAAGCAATTTGAAACACAGCTTGTTGGCTCTGGGCTTTCAATGTCGCTCCAATTTGTTTCAGACAGCATTGATCCACCTTACTCATTGGATGCCGTCACTGTTGAATATGCGTCCCACGATAGACGCTAGTTTGTTATAACCACCCGATAAAGGAATCTCTATATGACCGGATATGTACGCAAAGACACAACGAATAATATTGCTGATGGCAATGTGATTAATGCTGCTGACTTAGACAATGAATTTGATGGTTTGCAAGACGCTTTCAACGCTTCCACTGGACACAACCACGATGGAACCACTGGAGAAGGCGCTCCCATTCTAGCTGTTGGACCTGCACAGGATGTTGTGTTTGGTGCTTCAGCGTTCACACCTAAGACAACCAACACTGTTGATGTTGGCTCTACATCCCTGCGTTTCAAAGATGTGTACATGGCAGGCTTGCTTAATGGTACGTTGACGTTGCCTACTGCAACAGACACGTTGGTTGGTAAAGCTACGACAGACACCCTCACCAACAAAACCATCAACCTGACCAGCAACACCTTGTCAGGCACAACGGCTCAGTTCAACACGGCCTTGTCCGATGGTGACTTTGCTACGTTGGCTGGCAGTGAGACACTGACAAACAAAACCCTTACCTCTCCCGCAATTACCGGCGGCACGATCAACAACGCCTCTGTGGGCGCAACGACGCCGAGCACGGGTGCGTTTACTACGCTGAGTGCGAGTGGTGCTGTAACGCTTGGTTCTATATCTACCATCTCTACAAGTGGTGCTGATAACAGCATCACGTTTACACAGTCTGGCCCGTTCAAGGTTTCTTCTGCGACTTACACTCTTGGCAGCATTTCTACCTTTTTTTCCAACGGTGCAACCAACGGTTTAGAAATCAACCAAGCTGGCCCAACGCTTATCAAAGTCGGTGGATCAACTATCACTACCACCAGCAGCACAGGCCTTGCAGTGACAGGCGCTCTGAGTGCTACGAACCCCGTAACCGTTCGCCCAGCAACAAATACACCACAGCTTGTATTGCAGCAGGACAACGACTCGACAAGCTACTCTACTATTCACAGAGATTCGTCAACGGGCAATCTTGTATTTGGTAACTTAACCGCACCTCTGGCTTATTTATCCACATCCGGCAACTGGGGCTTGGGAGTTACGCCGAGTGCTTGGGCAGCGAGTCAAACAGCAATTGATGTTGGTGGCGCTTTTGGTCTTAACGCATCTGCTGGTAGCAATACGGCATCCTTCTCATTATCCCAAAACGCTTACTACAACGGCACCAATTGGATATACAAAGGAAACAATCCTGCCGCACGATATGATCAAGTAAGCGGTGTTCATACTTGGTCAACCGCCGCAACAGGGCTTGGTGGGAACACCATCACGTTCACGCAGGCGATGACGCTGGATGCCAGTGGTAATTTGCTTATTGGCACTTCTAGCATTGGTTCGTGGGACACAAAGCTAACCCTTTCGTCAGACAGCGGAACGACAAAGTGGAGCGTTGGCCCATACTCAACTGCAACAAACTTTGTAATCTCTGCAAGCGGTTCTTTCGGTGTGTACCTTGCCGGAACCTCTGCGACAGCGTGGTCATCGGTTTCTGATGAACGCGAAAAGACAGACTTGCTTCCGATTGAAAACGCAGTGCAAAAAGTTGGCACACTTCGCGCTGTAACTGGTCGCTACGTCAAAGACGAAACAAACACCCGCAAGTCGTTCCTAATCGCGCAAGACGTTCAAGCTGTTTTGCCTGAAGCGGTCAGCGTACAGGACGATGAGCAGGGAACCCTTGGCCTCGCGTACTCTGATGTGATTCCATTGCTGGTTGCAGCAATCAAAGAACAGCAAGCCCAACTGAATCAAGGCTACCAAATGATTCAGGCGTTAGAGGTACGCCTTGCAGCCTTGGAGGCCAAGTGATGTTCCGCTTGCTACTATGGCTAGACGTAACCGTCTTTCAAATCATCACATTCGGGATGGCGAAGAAGGGCGAAACCATCAGCAGCGCGGCCTATCGCGGTGAACAGCAGGGCCGTCTCATCGGGCGCATTGCTAGGCCGTGCATTGATTTTTTGCTGTGCTGGATTGGGCCACAGCCGCATTGCAAGCAGGCTTATGAATGGCAACGACATATATACGGAGACGAGGAATGAACAGCGAAGTATTTGACATACTTAAGGAGCTACTATCATGGGCATCAGGTGTTGCATTAGCTTTGGTGGCATGGGCGTGGAAGACCAACGCCGAAGAGCATAAGATGTTACATGCTCAGATAAAAGAGGCTGCTGATAAAACCGCTGACGTTAAACAACGCACTAGCGATGGTTATTCAACATTGAATGATCGTATTATGGAACACATGGATGCACAGCAACGTGAAATGCGTGCGTTTGTTATGACGGAAGATGCTAAGTTGCTTGCAGAAACAACAATCAATCGCAGCCACATTGCCAAAATCTTTGATAAAATAGAAGCTCAAGCACAGCGTAGTGAAGACAGGCATGTTGAAACACTACAGGCTATACATACATTGGCAACAACAATGCACACAGCATTGGCAACAAAGGCAGATAAACAATGATTTCATTGAGCGCACACTTTTCACTTGAAGAAGCTACAGCGTCACAGACAGCAGCACGGCTCGGTATTATGAATGTTCCGTCTGATGCTGTTCTTGCTAACATGAAGAAGGCTGCGTTGCAGCTAGAGCTAGTACGTATGGAGCTTAATAGCAACGCCATACACATTAGCTCTTGGTATCGCAGCCCTGCTTTGAATGCTGCTGTTGGTAGCAAGCCTACGTCTGCACACATCACAGGCTGGGCTATCGACTTCACATGTCCTACGTTTGGCAAGCCTGATCGAATCATTCAACGTATTCTTGCTTCCAAAGTAGACTTCGATCAGGTGATAAACGAGTATGACTCTTGGGTACATATCAGCTTTGATGGTAATCGTAAGCAGGCTTTGGTGATTGATCGTAATGGAACGAGAGCGTTTGTATGAGCGACATTACAGGCATCGGTGCTGTAGCCGACTTAGTAAACACAGCCATTAATAAGATATGGCCTGACAAGTCTGAGCAAGAGAAGCAGGCTTTAGCTGCTGCTGTGATGGTGGTGCAGGGTCAGATTGACATTAACAAAGAAGAGGCTAAGTCTCCGAGTATATTTGTTTCTGGAGCAAGGCCGTTCATTCTTTGGACATGTGGTGCTGGTTGTGCTTGGAACTGGGTTGGGCTGCCTGTAGCAAAGTTTGCTCTGCTTATGGCAGGCATCAGTGTACAAATATCTCCTGCTGATCTCTCTGAAATGATGCCCTTGTTGTTAGGTATGTTAGGCTTGGGCGGGCTTCGTACAGTTGAGAAACTAAACGGTGTTGCAGCAGTAACACATAAATAAGGAAAACAAATATGGCATGGTCAGAAGTACAGATTGCAGGGATGAATGATAGCTGGAATAAATATAAAGATAATCCTGCATATCTCCGACAACTTATGGAGACGTATGGTGTTGGTGTTCAGGATATGCAGCAAGCAACTGGACTGCCCCTAATCACTATTGCGTCAGCTTTGAATTCTGACGGGGGCGCCACAAACTGGGGAGGCTTGCACTTCAACAACCAAGGTCAGCTATATGGCACCGATTGGCTGGGTATGCTTAACGACTACCAAGTGCAGAGTCAACCTGTTGTTGGTCCGACATCTACCCCTGTAGCCACACCAGCACCTACATCTGCTCCGTCTAGCTTTACCAATGTTACTACGCCAGCAACAACACCCCCTCCGACAACATATCGTCCCGGTGAAAACTCTGGTAGTAATTACAACCCTGACACCATAACATACGGACCTTCTTCTGTGTATCCTTCAACAACAGCACCACCTCCTGACCAGCCTACAATGGATGATGTTACTAACATGACAGCTTCACAGACAGACACAACTAAGCTGGGAGCTTCTGTTGGTGGTCTTGATAAGACAGCTTCTACAGCAAGCCTAACATCAACAGGGCCTGCCTCACAAGTGTCTACGCCTACAACAGTTAATACAACTACGGCTACAACAACCGACACAACACAAGCCCTTAAAGATGCTCAGTCTACACAGACTCCGGCAACCGGCACTGTGTCGCCACAGGCTACAACAACCGCAGCACAAGGAACATTGTCGCAAGGCGCATTAGCTACGGCACCTACAGCCCCTCCTGCTGTGCAAGTAGCACCTACGCCATATTTGCAAGCCACACCTGATCAGCTTGCTAAAGCAGCCACTGTTGCTGATGTTGGTGGACCTGTTACGTCTACGGCTGCTCAGTCTGGTGGAGTGCAGCAAGCAACAGCAGCACGGCTAGATGGCACACCACAGGCTGTTGCAGAAAGTTCATACAATCTTGGTGAAGCTAAATACGCCACCACTACAGAAACTGCTGTGCAAGCAGCAGCTAAGGCTGGTGTTATTCCCCAAGCGCTTGTTGAACAAACTGTTGCAACGTCTAATGCTGTAGCTGCTCAACGTGATGTTACACAGCAGGAACTTGTAGATGTTGCTCGTCAGAACTTGCAGCTTACAGAGCCTGTGCAAGCTGTTGCTGCAACAATGGAGAAGCTCAACAGCGCTGCTGTTGCCATTGCACAGCAGGGTAGCTTTAGCCAAGCGCTAGCAACGGCACAGACAGGCAGCGTTGAAGCTGCTGCTACAGTGGCTGGACAGCTTGAGAAGCTGATGCAACAGTTTAACAATGGCACTCCTGCATGGGCTGCTGGTGCTATTCGTCAAGCAAATGCTGCTATGGCTTCGCGTGGGCTTGGCGCTAGTAGCATGGCTGGTGCTGCTGTTGTGCAGGCTGCTATGGAATCTGCCTTACCAATTGCTGCTAAAGATGCTGAGACGTTTGCTCAAATGTCTTTGACCAATTTGAACAATCGACAGCAGGTGGCGCTGGCTAATGCTGCTGCTGCTCAAAACCTTGAACTGGCAAACTTAAGCGCTCGCCAACAGACAGCTTTGCAGAATAGCGCTAATGAGTTTCAGCTTCAGGGAATGAACTTGTCTAACCAACAAGCTGTTGTGTTGGCTAATGCACAGCTTCGTGCTGCCTTCCAAGAGAAGAACTTGGACGTTCGTACACAGGTTGCTATTACTAATGCTGCTCGTTATGCTGAAGTTAATAACATCAACCTAAGCAATGTACAGCAGGCTAACTTGCAACGCTCTGCTGAGAATGTTCAGATTGATTTGGCTAATCTGTCTAGTCGCCAACAAACAGCTTTGGCTAACTTGCAAGTAAGAGCAGCCATTGCTGGCCAAGAACTAAGCAATGAACAGCAAGTGGCCATGCTTCGTAGCACTCAAGCGTTTGAGGCTTCTCAACTTGAAGCTACAAATAAGCAACAGGCGTTTATGCAAGACTTCCAAGCTCGTGCTGCTTTGGAAGGACAGGTGTTGTCTAACAAACAACAGACTGCGTTATTTAATGTTTCTTCCATCTTGCAAGAGCGTAAGATTAATCTGGATAATGAACAGCAAACTCGTCTGTTTAATACTCAGAATGCTATGCAAATTGAAGTGGCTAATCTGTCTAACCGTCAGCAAACAGCTTTGGCTAATGCGCAGATTGAAGCTGCTTTGAAGGGGCAAGAGCTTACGAATAAACAACAAACTAACATTGTTAATGCTGCTCGTATTTCTGAGATTGCTAATATCAATTTCAACGCTGATCAACAGAACGCTTTGGCTAATGCCAACTTCTTGCAGCAGATCAATATCAAGGACTTGGATAACAAACAAGCTGCCGCTATTGCTAATGCGGCCACCATTGCTACAATGGACATGGCTAATCTGAACAACCGTCAACAAGCTGCTGTGTTGAATGCTAAAGCGTTCCTCGACATGGACATGAAGAACATGGACAATAAGCAGCAGATGGCTGTGTTGAAGAGTCAGCAAATTGCACAGAGCATTCTCAGTGATGCTGCTGCTAAGAATGCTGCTTCGCTCACCAATGCTACCAACGCCATTGAAGTTGACAAGATTAACGCTACATTGAAGCTGACAGCAGATCAATATAACGCTACAGAGAAGAACAAGCTGGCTCTGGCTAATGCTGATGCTGCTAATACGCTGGCTCGTTTCAACGCTACAGAAGCTAATGACAGGGCTGAGTTTAATACACGTATGGCTGCTGAAATAAGCGTTGCTAATGCTAAGATACTGGCTGATGTTTCTGTTGCTAACACAGCGGCCATCAACGCTGCTAATGCGCTGAATGCTAAGAATGCTGTTGATATGTCTATACAGGAATATACACAGCAGATGACTACGTATCGAGACTTGTTGTCGATGTCTTGGAAGACAGGTGAGAATGTTGACGATAGGTTGCAAGCGTTAGCTGTAGCCATCATGCAGCGTGATGCTACAACACAAGCGGCTAACACGGCTGCTGAAGCGTCTGGTTGGCAGTTACTAGGTAACAGTTTTGCTAGGATTGGCGCGGCAGTTGCTGATTCTAAAGAAGGAATAGAACTAATCTCTGGAATCTTTGGCGTTAAAAAGGGATAACAATGAATCAAATTCAAAAGTACATGAACAAAGTCGAAGACGTTATTGCTTCGTCTTCTAAGAAGAAAGCTCCCAAAGGCGCTGGTTTGTTGACATCAAAGAAACAAGAGGAGCCTATGAAAGCTTCTTCTGACATTGAAGTGATTGCTGCCTTTGTTAGTGGCATCCGCAAAGCTAAAGAGGAAATGCTAAATGGCAACGCTTAAAGAAACATCGTTCATGTCTATACCTGCTGGTGTGTCGTTGACTGACGAGCCGAAGAGTCGTGCTTGGCTACGTCCTCCAAAGGCTGTCAATGTGTCTGAGGTTGCTCAGATGTACATTGATAAGCTAAGCTCTGAATCTACACTGAATGACCTGCTTGATGTTGTTGAGTCTGGTGTGCCTTTGGCTACAGCAGCAGAGGCGCTGATGATGACACATGTGCATCAAGGTGAACACACCATTGACGCTGGTATTATGGTGATGCCTGTCATCATTGAGATGCTGGTAACTATTGCAGACATCCACGGTGCGGAGTATGTCGTCTTTGGTACAAAGCCTGAGAAGACACCAGATCGGATTATCCGTGCAGCTATTAAGCAGGCAAGATCACCTGAAGCCCCTGAAGAAGCTGCTAAAGAAAAAGCACCAAAGGTTTCATTGTCTGGTTTGATGGCACGTAAAGGAGAACAATAATGGGATTTAATTTGCTTGCTGCTGCTGCGGGTGCTGCTAGTGCTGTTGCTGATAAGCTAGACGAAGATCGGAAGTATGCACAACTACGCGGCACTGAAGCTGCTAAAGGTTTGTATGCTCGTTACACTAAGGTGATGGAAGAGAATAGGAAGAAACAAGACGAGACTGCTGAACGTGTTAGCCTTCTTAGTGCTGCTTTCCCTGACGCTTCTGATGCTGAGATTCAAACACTAGCAGCAAAGCCTGCTGTCTTTGATCTTGTAGCAACCCAAATCAAAGAAGGAACATTCGACAAGTCTATCAAACTGCCAACACTCACTGGTCTTGCTACTAACAACGTAGAGACAACTGCTGTTGATCGTCTCAAGGAAATGCCCGATCTTCTTAATCAAGTCAGAGAAAAGTATGCACCAGCTACACCGTCTGTTGAAAAACAAACAGAAGAAGGCTTCTTTGCTAAGAATCGCCGCCGTGGATATGAGACAGGGTTGATGGAAACGGCACAGGCTCTTGGTGTTTCTGTTGAAGAGTTACAGAAGACTAAGGCGTGGCAACCTAAGTATGCTGATAACAAGGCTGACTATTCTGGGTTTATTCAAAAGAAACAAGACACCTTCACAGGTATTGAAAACAAGGCTAAGACAGAACGTGTCAACGAACTCGTTTCTGGTGGTATGTCTAAACCAGCAGCTTTCCAGAAAGTTAATGAAGAATTTAAGGCTAAGGAAAAAGAAGACTACGCTTCTGCTACTTTCACTTTGATTAAAGACATCACTGCGCTTAAACAACAAGGTAAGAAAGATGAAGCCGCTAAGCTCCAGTTTGTGTTGGACGAGTATAAACGACAGCATTCCACAAAAGACGGTAAAGAAGACGGAGCAGCTAAAGCAGCTTCTAACAATCTAATCTCTTCTGCAATCAACCGGACGTACTTGAACGCAATCTCTGCTGCTCTTCCTGTAGGTACAGTGACTATTGTTGACGGCAGTCCACAGATTAGTTCAATGGTGTCTGATGAAAAGAAACAAGACGCAATCACTAAGATTCGTAAAGCGCTGTATCAGGCTAACACGACCAATGGTGTTCCTAAATCTGAAGGACATCTTCTGGGGTTGTCTCAAGCTGGCATCCTGTTTGATACACAAGGTAAACTTCTTACGAAAGGTATTGTTGATGATGAAGCACCTAGTGCTACTACGTCAACAGGTTTAGGTGCTCGTCCGGCGTCAACAGCAGGCTTGTACGACCCACAGAATAAACTTACCAGCCCTAAAGAAACTAAACAGCCTGCGACTCAAACAACTACCCCCGCACCTGCTAAATCGTTTGAAGATCAAGCAGCTAATGCTTTAAAAGGTGGAGCATCTTTAAAGGCAGTTAAAGACCTGTACAAAAGGAAGACAGGTAAAGAACTACCCTCTACCATTGCGCAGCTTTCAACTACTGAATAAACATGGCAACAAATGATGATGAGTTTGCAGCACTAATTCCTGCTAAGCAACAACAAGCTAAACAACCTGCTTTGGTTGACGATGAGTTTGCTGCGCTTGTCCCGAGCAAGCAACCTGCTACACCACAAGGGGCCTTCAACACTCCTACTCGTCCAATGGAACACAGCAGAGTAAAGTCTGTTCTTCCCAAAGAAGAAGACATTCCTGTTGCTGATGTTGCAAAGCGTGAAGACTTGTTCAACGTTGTTCAAGACTACATGACTGCTCGTGTTGGTAAAGCAGGAGCAATGAAGAAAGACGAGACTAAGGAAGAGTACGTCAATCGGTTCATGTCTCAGATGCGTACGGGTGCTAAGTCTGGCAACGAACTATCGTTGGCTGCTGAACTGTCGTACTTGAATAAAGCAAGTGACGAAGATCGTATCAAAGCACAGAAGGCTTATCAGCTATTTGACAACACAGCTAGTTACTTTAGCAGTAAAGGTCAGAAAGGTATTGCACCTGTACTAGATGTAGCTAAATCTATTGCTACAGCACCATCAACTTACATCGGACTTGGTGTAGGTAAACTGGCTACAACAGCAGCAACAAAGGCAGCAGCTAAGGTTGCGTTGGGTGAAATGACAAAGACGCAGGCTGCTAAGTCTATTGCTGGTAAGACGCTGGCTGTGCCTGCTACAGAGGCTGCGTTTGGTGCTACGTCTAATGTTTACGAACAAAAGATTGATCTTACAGCAACAGAGGCTACAGCAAAGAAGTTGGAGCAAGAGATTGCTAAGATGGACGACCCTGCTGATAAGGCCCACTATACGGCTCAGCTTAAGATGCTGCAAGACAAGGTTAAAGCAGGCGTCAAAGGTAGTGATGTAGCGTTGTCTGCGTTGCTTGGGGCAGCACTTGGTAGCCTTGAGTCTGTTGGTACTGTTGTTGGTGCAACTAAAGCTGCTAAGAAACTCGGACTTACCCCTAAGTCTTTTGATGAAAAGATGGCTGCTTCTAAAGCTAAGCAAGCCGCTGCTACTCCCTCCACACCTGCACCAGCAGCGCCGCCTGTTACGCCTACGTCCAAGGTCAACACTCCGTTGGAAAACATAGAGTTTGATATGTTTGAAGGGCGTCAACTGCTTAATAAAGAGGCAGACGAAACAGACTTGGCTCGTATGTCGGTCAGAACAGACATGAACAAGAAGGCAATGGAGATTGCTAAGAATGTATGGGAGCGTGTTCCTGACTTGCAGCCTCGCCCTGATGAGAAAGTTAGTGACAGTGTTATGCGTGTGTTTAAGAACATCAGCGACATTGAAGACGTAGCCTTGAATGATGCTATGCAACAAGCTGGCGTTAGTCCTGAGCAGTTTGCGCAGATGATGCGTGTGTCTGTTGGTGACGGTGCTCGTTTGATGCAGCAATATTCTGTGATGAAAAAAGCAGCAGATAAGATGAAGCAGATTGATCCTGCTGCTGCTAAAGAGATTGATGCAATGTATGGTGAACGCAGCAAGATTGTTGGCAGCTTCACTTCATTGTGGGACGGTGTGTTATCTGTTGATAGAAACCTAAAAGGCATTATGGTTTCGCAGCTTGCTACAACTATTCGTAACGGATACAGCTTAGGTATCAACGTAACAATGGGGGCAGCTACTGAGGCTTTAGAGTCTACGCTATATCGTGTAGGTAAGACCGCTGCTGAAGTGAGTACAGGAAAGCCAATTACCGGATCGTTCAAAGACGGATTGAAAGGCGTTATTCGTGATGCTACACGTACAGCTTACTATCTATCAAACCCAGAACTAGCATCAGACGTTACTAAAGCGATAACAAGCAGCAACCCGTTCCTGTACCAGAAGCTTGTTAGGAGTAGTGCCGGTGAAGCCAGTACATCCGGCTTGTGGAAGCCTGTTGAGATATTGAACACCTTGAACGTGGCACAGGATGCGTTTGCTCGTAATGCGTTGTTTGCTGCCAATGTTGATAAACAACTTAGTCGTGTTGGTGTAGATATGTATGATGTGCTGGCTAACAAGAAACAGATTCCATTTGATGTTTTGAACAACGCAACAGACTCAGCGTTGGAAGCTACGTTCAGTAAAATGCCTAAGCAGGGTGTTATGTTTCACGCCATTAAAACTGCTGAGCAACTAGGTCCCATTGCTTCTGTTGTTGTTCCTTTCCCTCGCTATATGGCTAATGCAATGGAGTGGACATTCAAACATTCCGGTGGTGGTCTTCTTACTGGCGCAGTGGATATGGCTAACGGTTCCGCTATGCTACGCAAAGGAGACGAGAAAGGGATGCGCTATATCACACGAGGACTTGAGAACGCTTCTAAGAGCGCTGTAGGCTTAGGTACGATGTACGCTCTATACAAGTACAGGGAAGAGAACCAGCACACTCCTTGGAACGAAGCAACAACAGAGAGTGGTTCTTCCACAGACGTACGAGCAATGGGTCCGTTTGCTGTGTTGTTGGCTGCTGCTGATTATTCTGTTAAGCTTGAGAAAGGTAAGATAGAAGACTTCAAATTCAAAGAGTTTGCTGAAGCTGTTCTTGGGCTGAAGATTCCCGCTGGGTCCGCCGCTGTTATTGTAGACAGGATCGCCGCTGGCTTTTCCGCTGGTGATGTTCTTGCTCAGAAGAAATGGGAAGCCACAGTGGGTGAGGTTGTCGGTGAGTATATCGGTAGAGCTACGATTCCGCTGAATCAACTGAGTGCTATTGTTGGCGCTATTGATCGCGATGAAGCCCTACCACGAGACAGCTTTAACATATTACGTGGTGAAGAAGGCTTTATGAAATCTGCTCAGGAAAAGATTGAGTCTAAGCTACCTGTTCTCAAACAGAATCAACCAGTGTCTCAACAGCCTTTGCAGTCTGGTCCTACCCGTAACGAATCTAACTTGGCAACAATGCTGACAGGTATTAACGTCAAAGGAAAACCTACTCCCATCGAAGAAGAGATAAATCGACTACACATTCCATATCAAAGTGTGTACACTTCTACGGGTGATAAAGTTATTGACGCTGAGGCCAAGAAGAAAGTGCTGCCTATCTTGAACATGTTCTATGAAGGAATGCAGAGTGTGTATAAGACTGAGCCAGAAGATGGACAGAAACTTAGGTTGATGTCTGCTCTAGGTGAAGCACAAAGGCTTGCAAAAGAGATCGCTATCAATGAAGATATTGTAGCTAAAGCTGCTGTAGGTAAGCAGATGAAAGACTTAGGTATGGCTGGTGACGAAGTTGAACAGTCTCGTATCTTTGAAGTACAGTTTGGTAAGAACTCGCCTGCTGTGCGTAGGCTTGCTACACAGATGTACGAAAAGCAATCAGGTAAACCTTTGGATAAAACTAAAGACTACATGATTGCGAATGAGTTTGCTAAGGCTGTGAAGGAAATCTACAGCATTAAATAGCAGCCTTATTCGCTGCACAGCAAATAAACAAGGGAGCTTCATCGGCTCCCTTTGTCTTTGTTAGAACAGCTTCTTCACTTCCTCAAATGTTATTGGCGTGTAACTTGTTTGCTCAACACTAACACATCTATACCGTTTGTCTGCAATGGACTTGTTGTGAAGATGCCCATGAATGTTTCCGTTAAACCTACTCATACTATCTGGATGGATAGGGATGTGGCTAAGCAAAAACATATCAAGTACATGATAGGCTCTGACATCTTTGAAGTATTGGAGATATTCATCAATGCGGAAGATGTCGTGATTACCCTTAATCAAAATCTTCTCACCATTAAGACGCTGTAATGTAGGAAGAGCTTTTCTATTAATCACTACATCACCAAGATGATAGACTTTATCTTTAGGACGTACAGAATTATTCCAATTCGCAATAAGAGCTTCATCCATTTCTTCAACAGAATCCCAAGGACGCAGCTTAGAGCCATCGTCCCTGAGAAACTGAGTCACTCCAACATGCCCAAAGTGGGTGTCGCTAGTGAGGAAGATGTTCATTGCTTTACTTGCTTTGAATATTGCATACGAACAAGATTGTCAAAGTAGGCTTGGTTAAACCCACGCAGCCATTCCTTACCTGCCATGCTGTCTGGATGATAGCGGTTGTCTAGCCAGCCTTTGCTGAAGGCATAGTAACCACTTTCAAACTGAATGCGCAGAGGAGGCTGACGCTCTTGCTTGATGTTGTTGACGTTCATATTGTTTCCTTTAATGCTGATATGGGGAGATTAAAGCAGCTTGATTTTACGACATACCCGTTAGATTCATCTACAGTTCCTTTCTCAAGAAACGTAGCATCAACAAAGTATTGTTGTTTTTCGTACACACCAAGCCACCACGCTACAGAGAAATCGTTCTTCACTCGTACGAATGCGTAGTAGTTGCAGTCTTGCTTTGTATTAAGCTGAGCAACACTGCAAGCATAGTGAGGCAGCGGCACAGAACTTGTGAGTTTAGTCTTTACGTCTACAGTGGCACCATTAGGCAGCACTAAGTCGTAGTCGTAAGTGTTAGCTATTTCACCGCCTAATACTTGTTGTGCTACAGCCTCACCAACAAAGCCAGCCATGTTCCCTGCACCACTGGTGATGCTATTACGTAGCTGACCCATTGCTGCTGCTTTGTCTCTAGCTTCAACTAACATTGATGGTGTGATTACTACCTCAATCATTGATGTTCCTCGCGCAGAGACTTAGGTGCAAACTCACCATGATATTGTTTACGAATCTCGTCTGCCCTATCACATGCTTCCTTAAAGTCTGCGTAGTAGCCAAAGCGTTTTACTTTACCGTTGACACCAACACGCACTCCACATTTGCCTCTACGCTTATCAAAACTAACTCCGGGTTTACCTGACGTGTTGTTTCTATTCTTTCCTCTGTTCATACTATTTTGAGAAGTCGTTGCTTCTCGTAAATTTTCGATTCTATTGTTATCACATATACGATTGATGTGGTCAATCACCTTAGGAAGATATCCGTGGTGATACAGGAAGACTAAACGATGCTCGTACCACAGCTTATTAAACACAGACCCTCTTCTATACCCTGTAGCTTTATCAACACTCCCAAATCTATCCCCTACATGTACACTCCTAGCTGTCCTAACCTTCCAATATAGACCTCCGTTCTTATACTCAAAAAGTTCTTTAGCCTTTCCTTGTGTTAGAGTCATTGTCTGTCCTCCCACTTAAGCTTCGCTAAAATATAGTTTTTAACCAAACTACTTCGCACAATATCATCAATACCAAACTCTACGTGAGTGAAGTCTTTCATGGTAGAGATAATGTCGAGGAAAGGCAACAGACCAGACTTGTCTTCCTTCTTACGCAAGTCAGCTTGTCGATAGTCTCCACAGATAATGAACTTGCTAGTATGTCCAACACGAGTGATGATGGTGTCTAGTTCATGGAAGTTGCAATTCTGTGCTTCGTCTAAAAGCAAGATGGCGTTGTTGAATGTTGTGCCGCGAATGAAACTGGTGCTGATGAATTCAATGTGACCTTGCTCCACCAGCCTATCCCATGCGTCCTTGCGACCAAACAAGTCAGCAGCAATTTGCTTATACGGCTCAATGAACATAGACATCTTCTCGTCTACGCTCCCCGGCAAATGCCCCATTTCACGACCCTGTACAGAGCTACGTACAATGACGAGCTTGTCGTAAGGAGTAGACTTGTCTAGCACATCTTCCAACGCCTTATACATAGCGCAATAGGTCTTGCCTGTACCAGCCACGCCGTGCAGCGAAACAAAATAATGACCACTTCGATATGCATCAAAGAAGTCTTTTTGTTTATCTGTCTTAGCCTGAATAGTCTTCATGTCGTCAAGACGAATGCGAAGGCTGTTGGTAGCTTTACGTTGTGCGAAAGGCTCTAGCACCTTATCAGGTGCTGTCTCATTGAACAAAGCAGGTGCTTGTCGTTTCTTAGTTGCCATAGATTTCCTATGTGTTGTGTTAATGAAAACGCCACCAAGCGTTGCTGCTCAGTGGCGTGTAAATGATAGCACTAAAGGCTATGCTGTTTCTTCTTCGTCAACGACAAAAGGAACAGACCTCACTGTAGGGTGCTGCTTCATAAAGTCTTCACGGCTAATGTCAAAGCCGATAAGAACTTCCTTGAATTCAACACCGTCATTCCTAAGCTGCTGCTTCAAAGCTACACAGGCTGGGCAGTTGAGTTTGCTATATACGGTTTTCATATTTCGCATCCTCCAGCAGCACACGAAAGAGTCTGAACACCTTCAACATTATCTGTATTCTCAATGAAGGCTTCCCAATTGATTGTTGCCGGTGTAATCTTCAACATCTCTTCGTACTCAGCCTTAGTAATTTCTTCATAAGGACTTTGGCGATACGTACCTCCATCTTGCGGCAGAAAGCTAACACCAGTGATCTGGTCAAAGTTGTTCCACACCCAAGCACCAACATCGGGCCATTCATGTTCCTTCACCGATATCGTCACAGAAGGCTTATGCTCTGTGTAGTGTTGCTGATACAGCAGCCACAGACGTAGATGCTTGATAGCGTCCAAGTCGTCACGCAACAAAGCTCCTTCCTTCACAGCAACAGGGAAACTAAACACTGTTGTTGTATCTGGCTTCATCACACAAGGCTCAGCAGGAAAGCCTGAGTCTTTCAAGAACTTAGTCAGTGGGTCTTTGTTGTCTCCACGTACACGGCGAATGTAATATTGACTGTGCTGTGGATGAATGCCACTGGCTGTGCCTGTAAGCTGAGACACAGTGCCTTCAGGCTTGATGGCTGTGGTGGCTACAGAGGCGTTGATGCCAATAGCAGCAGCAAGATCAACATTAGTAGCAACAACCGTCTCACGCAAAGAATTAAGTAGGATAGGTAGGGATTCATTGTCGGGATTGTTCAGCAAAGCATTGTCCAAGATGCCGGTCATAGACACACCGAGCAAACGCTCTTCTTCTGTGTTGCTCTGCCATATCTTACGCAGATAAGGGAAGTGTGTCAGAGTGCTTTGGAATGTACCAAGCATAGACGCCATTGCCATCTTCTCATGCAGGGTATCTTCATCGTCATCAGCACGGACGATGACGCTGGAGAGGTTACAGAATTGATATGGGCGTAGGATGATTTCGCTGTTGTGTACAACAACACCTTCAACAACACCCCAATGTGTGTCGGGTTCGGTGAAGTCAAACACTTCTTCTTCGCCCAAGTCCATAGTTACAGCTACAACCTTTCCGGTGTAGCCAGAAAGCTCCATCTGAACTTCTTTACCATTAAGATATTGAGCCTCTTCTTCTTGTCCATTTGACAACATGAAGCGATGATCAGGTGTGCAGAAGATTTTAATAGGCCGTTGACGATATCCCTGATTAATCTCAACAGAGCAGATTTTTTTAACACCAGACGACCACACCTTACCAACAGTGGTCTTACCTTTATAGTTGATGATGTTTACAGTCTCGCGCTTAGCCAACTCTGACAGTTCAACATATCCTTCATCCGTCAACAGACGCATATCGCCAGTAAAGCAGCACGGATTAGTTCCGAAGTCTTTGTGATGCTTGCGGCGTCCATACTTCACCGCCTGATTCTCGCTAGCATATCTATTGAAGATGCCTCGCTCACCGCTATGGCTTTCATAGATGCTAGACCACTCACGCATAAACTGCCCCACTGAAGGCTTCACATCATAGACAGCGCTGTTGTTTGCCAACGCACGTTGTCCATTACCTTCCCACCAATTACCTGCCTTAGCATGGGCCATACGGTCGTCTGTCAAATCAGACAAGCTAATCATTGCAGACCTACGCACACCACCTACAACAACAACCTCGCCAATCTTACACATAATGTCGTGGCATTCCAGCGATGTCAGCTTCCTACCAACAGCACCTTTGAACTTGGCAATGACGTAGCGAAACAGATCAACCAACGGCTCTGGTCCACTGGCACGACCGCCAAAGGTTTTAAGACGCGCACCAGCAGGGCGTACATGCGACACATCCCACTTAGGAATCTCACCAGCATATAGCAGGGTGATGATTTGACGCAGCGCCTTAGCCCAGCCTTCTTTGGAGTCTTTAACGAATACAGAAGTGTTACTGTCGAAGAGCTTGTCTGGTACTTCTGGAAGATGTTTAATGTATTTTGTTTCAACGCTGAAACCTACACCTACACCGCAAAGAAGTACATACATAGCTTCATCAAAGCTCTTGATGTCATCTAGTGTAATCATGCTACAGTTGTATGAAGCTACGTTCTGCCGTTCCAATGCCTCACCAGCAGTCATAATAGCCCGCATAGAAGGCATCACTTCGCTGTTCTCCACAGCCATTTGCAGCTTGTTACGCACAGACGCTGGCAACTGATAGCCGTGCTTGTCGTTCAAGTGTTTTTGCATGAAGCTGAAGTAGCGTTCTACAGTTTCATCCCAGTGTTCGCGGCGTCCTTTGTCGTCAAGGAAACGAGCATAGCGCGATTTAGCAATGTAAGTTTGGAAGGGTGTCATATATATTCTCTCTGTTAAAAAAAGGAGCCGTAGCTCCTGAAGGGGTAGGAGGTATAGCTCAGCGCTTCATCGTTCGTCTCCCGAGCCAGCAACAACCCCACGAAGGGATCGGCTTTGCAGCTTCATCAAGTTGCCTGCACAAATGTCAGACATGCTCAAATAATTATCACTAGCAATACCAGCCACCATCCACATAACATCACCAAGCTCCTTCTTAATAGCATCACGATAGGCATTGACATCGCCACCATCACGGCGCAGCTTAGCAGCCTTGCCTACCACCTCACCTGCTTCCGCTGCAAGATTGAGCAGGCAGTATGTTTCATCTGCTGTAGGCAAGCGATACTTCATTGCCTCTGTTTGATAAATGTTAATGTCGTTCATAGATAGCGATCTGTCTTTATGCCGGAAAAGAGTACGCCTGCAAGAATAAGAAACACGATTGCGATTGAAGCAATTGATGGTGCAAACACAACCCACCAAGACCAATCAATGTAGTTAAATATCTTTGCACCAACGAAGATGAGTGTGAGAGTGTGGAAGTAGTTCATTTCCAATCGTCCTCATCCTTAGCTGTATCTACAATGCTTTCCTTTACCAAAGCAGAGATGCCTTTGTCTAACAAGAATTGCACCGTCTCAACATCACATTGCAGCAGCAGCACAAGACTGCCATCTTCTGTTTCCTGCACATCTAATACGTCTAGCATCAGAATAGTTCCTTCTTAAGTTGTTTAACTTTCACGGTTGTGTATGTCGCTAGTGTTTTGAAGTTGATGGTGGGGTTCTTGTTTTCTCTAACAATGTTCCACATCTCTTCTCGCACTAGGTCGTAGAACACAGTGTGTAGTAGCTGAGGAATAAACTGAGAAGTCCAGCCATCACGGGCTAGAACAATCTTTGCGTACACCTTATCTACCAACGCCTGTGTTACATACTTGTCTACGATTTTCTCTTCAACGACTTCACAGCCAACAACAGGCGCACCCATTGTCTTGATGTGATTGTCTTTGAATTCGTTGCTTACAATTTTAGCCCAGCATTGTCTGCCGTACTTATTCTTGTACGCATAGTTCTTAATTACAACACCTTCAGCTACACCAGCACCATCTTTGATTAGGAAGTTGGCGTTGTCAATACACTTCACAAACATTTCGTATGTGCCGTTCTTGACAATGGCTACTGGTGCGATGAAGTGTAAGCCTGCTTCTGTCAACATACCAGCATAGTCTTCGTAAGGAACAAAGCATTCGTTCTTAGTATCGTAGACATCAAAGACATAAAACTTACGCCATGCATCATCGTTGTAATACTTTACTGTGTGTGGAACAAGCCATTCACCGTACAGCGTAAGCCACGGATAAGCATTGGTAAAGGCTTGGATGTTGAAGTCGTTCACCATAGCAGCCATGAAGCCAGCGTTGTCTGCGTCTAAGCTAAGTTGTCGGTTACGACTACCGCAGCAAAGCACACCACCTGCTTCTTCTTTCCACACAGAAGCGTTAGTTCCATCAATCTTTGGAAAGACATAGGACAGACCAACTTCAATGCCTTCTACTTCGGTGTTACCGAAGCGTTCAAGGTGCATGTATTTAATAAAGCTCATTTACGTTTCCTTTCTTGTTTCTCTTGATCAGACTTCACCTTATGGCATGAGGTACAGAGAATTTGGTAATTGTCTAGCTCACAAAACATTCTGTCAATGTAAACATCCCAGCTTACGAAGCCTTGTTGTGTGTCAACAACAGGTTGTATGTGATCGACTTGCACATCAGCAGCAACAAAGACATTGGCACAGCTAGCACAGCGATAGTGCATAGCCATCTTCCCTGTCTTTGCATTCACTTGCCTACCAACAAAGGCTGTCTTCAACGCCTTAAACTTCACAGGCCAACGCCGTGAGGCAGCACGAAGAGCAGACGTAACAAAGCTCTTAAACCTTGCTTCCGTCCACTCCCCGCCGTTGCGTTGCTTAGGCTTAGAGGATTTCGCCATCTGCCAAGTGTGTTAGGTCAACCCTGCTATTGCGATCTTCTTCAAGCTCAAGCAACAAGTCTTTAGCTGTATCCACAGCATCGTCTAGTGTGACAGCAATGAAGTGACTCTCAAGCTGATTGCCTTCATAGTCAATGGTGTAGACAACAACAACCCAACCATTCTCAACACGGTTAATTGATACCATTGTCTTTGTCCTCTCCAAGTTCAAATGCCAACAAGAAAAGTAGGCAGCACATTGCGTGGGCGAGGTGACTGATACCTGTTTCGCTGTCATTCTTTTCACCAGCACAGTAGGCGGCGAAGTGTCGTCCTGCCGCATCAATGTAACGGGTTCTAGCATTGGGAACCTTTCGCCAGTTATTTGGTGAATATTTTTTAGCACCGTATGTCAGCACCTTCACCACTTCTGTCAGAGCTTTCCATTGCATCAACGACCACTGCGGCTTACCAGCATCAAACTTAACGCCTTCGCCAGATAGGTTGATACGTTGCCCAGCGTTAGATGGCATCACTCGCTCTGCTGCTGGTGCTGTAACACGAGCGTCTACGAAGTTGCTGAAGTCTACGCAAGTATTACAAGGCGCGTGTGTTGAGGATTGTTCAGCGTAAAAGCAGTCACGACAAATACCCATATCAGCACATCCTTCCGTATGTTGGTGTGTCTTCATCAAGCACAATGTCTTTAGAAGTTTCATTCATGGCTGCAACTTCTTCCTCACCATAGATTTCTTGACAGCGTTCATGTACACGGTTGGTTAGCTCTTCATCTTCTTCCATCAACGAAATGGTAGCGGCCATCATTGTAGCAACCATCACCATATGATGTACTTCTTCGTCCTTCATTGTGAACGGGCCATACCCACCAATCACAATTTCAAAATCACCATCCCATTCTTTACCTTCAACAATAGCGGGACGCAAAATGATGGCTACATCATTAGGCTTTATCTGTTTACTGGAGGTTGCCATATTTCATCCTTGTGTCTACGCAGGTACAACAACCTAGCGTTTTCAATTACACGTTCTTCATTACCATCGTAAGCGTCTATACAACGTAGATACATATCCACTTCATCAACACTCTCTTCCAGTATCTTCGCAGCCTTAGCTGGTCCAACACGATAGAGTCCTTTGATGTTGTCAGCATCATCGCCTGTTAGTATCTGCATGTATAGGCTTTCAAGACCTTCCTCTTCAGTGACGTAGTAGCCTTCCTTCTTAACGAAGTTGTAATGCCAGCCTTGCACTTGCTTAAAGTCTTTGTCTACACTAACAATGATGCTTTTGTTTAAGGCTGCTGTAGCCTCAATAGCAATAACATCATCGGCTTCTTCTCCGTCTGATACGTTAGCACCCCACTGTTCAATGAGGTGCATACGCAGATAGGGAAGGTGTTCAGGTTTTGCAGATCGGTTGCCCTTGTAAGGCGCAGTCTTTGCAATGTTATGCCTGAAGTTGTTCTCCCCTGTAAGGAAGAGTTTCCACTTATCTACGTAGCACCCATTGAAGGTGTTGTCTACTTCGCATACAAGGATGTCAGCAATATAGTTGTCCATACGATGGCAAGCTATCTTCACTGGTTCATCCTTGCAGGCGAAGGCTACTCTGTACGTTATCAGATCAGCTAAGCGTCTACGAGTGCAACCATATGCTTCATAGACCAGTACCCTCCTTCTGATTACCATCATCAGTATGGGCTGCTAAATATTTAGATGCCTTCATTAAAAGTTCCTCGCTATCTTGAAAAAATCCTAATCCTCTATTACAGTTTGTACATAGAAATTTACGAAGCATTCCTGTATCGTGATTATGATCTAAGTGTGTTAAGTGCCCGTGCATTGGAAGATGATTAGAACAAATTGCACAAGAGTTGTTTTGTTGCCTTAATCTTTCTTCATATTCCTCTAAAGATATTTTATGTCTAACTAGAACATATGCTGCCTTTTTATATCGCTTGTATTTTGGATTACTTTTATTAACATGATGAAAGGCTATTGATTTTTTACTAGCACATTCTTTGCAATAGTAAGCTAATCCTTTTCCTTTTTTATTGTTCTTATCTTTATGAAACTCATCGTGTAATTTAAGTTCTCTACAGAAAGAACAAGTCTTGTGTGTGTCTGTAACATATTGAACTTTAACCTTTTTTTCTACATTGCTTCTACTTTTAGCCAGCGTTTCTGACGAACATTTTCTACAAGAGTGAGACAAATAGTTTCCATGCTTGTTTCTTTTATCGTTTGTAAACTCGCTAAACAGTTTAAGTTGTCTACATGTAGAACACTTTTTATGGGTCTCATTAAAGAACTGTGGTTCTCTTTTATTAGACATAGCAAATCCTTTCTATATACTTTGCTAGAAAGGTATACCGAAGCAGATTCGCTATGTCAATCACAAAAGAGTTAATAAAGCCAGCAAGCTACATCACTCAGGTTGTGCAAGAGGAAGCTCTGGCTGTTCAGGAACAACTTGCTTCTCTTTAGCAGCCTGCTCTGCTGCTTGTACTTGTGGTGTAGCTTGCTGATGAATGATGTTGATGTGTTGAGCAACAGCCTCGTAAGGCAGCTTACCCAGCCCAGCAAGGCAGGCATTCACTGTTTCAATGTGGAGGTCAAGTTTAATATTCATTACAGTACATCCTCATCTTCAGCAGACATAGGCGCACTTGCTGCATACGCCACCAAGTCAGTTACAGTGATCTTCACAATGGAAGGACTGACACCAGACTTGTTCTTGTACTTCCAATCATATGTGCTAATCAAAGCTACAGCCTTGGAGCCGTTGCCAATCTCTTCAAAGATTTCATCACCATCTGTATCGAACAGCTTCATGGGCTTGCTGCTCTTGCAAGTGATGTAAGAGCCTTGGTCAGCCTTCTTATCTTCACCCACCTTCACTTCAATGCCCATACCTTCCAAAGCCTCAACAGCTTTCTCAGACAAGTTGCAGAGGTCCATCTGGTATTTACCAGACATCTCATTCACTTTGTTGTTCTGACACCAGAAGATGGTGGCTTTAATCTTTGCACGTTCGTTGCTCATAAAAGTTTCCTTAAGGTTGTTGCCTACCAATGTTTCAGAGGGTAGGCTTCTCTGTTATCACCAACTTGTTAGCTTCACTAATGTAGTAGTCGAAGTTTAAGTCGTCTCTATTATAGTCGCTAATGTTGTTGCAAATCTTAACATCCCAATCGGTATCAATGCCAAGTCGTCTGTCTTCTCCACCAACAACAAGAGGTGGCATAATCTTTACAAGTTTACCACCACTATTGCTAATGTAATAGCGGCAGATGTTCTGTTGTTCAATGTCAGTGTTGTCTTTTACCAACACCAGCTTGCTGCTGCGTGGTACTTTGGTGCGCAAGAGGAAGTCGTATTTGTTTTGATGGTTGCTTATAAATTGAGCAACGTCTTCACCACGTAGCATAGCTGCCTCTGCTGCCATCGGTATCACTAAGCCACCTTGGTTTTGATGCCAACCTAAACTCTCGTATTGATACTGCCCCTTGCGTTTCACTTTCCCGTTTGTGTACACAGCAATGTAGTTGTTGACATCGCGGATGTACATAGCGGAATAGAAAGCAAACTCAAGCTGTAGCCCGACCTGCTTCTGCCAAGCTGTACACACATCGTCATAACGCTGACGTTGATTACGTGGTAGCTTCACAGTTACACCGTCAGTGTTGACCTGTATCAATGTCAACCCTTCAATGGATAGCAATTGCTCAGCCAACAGGCACAGACTAAGCTGCCCATTCACCGTGATGGTCATGGTGTATTTGGGGTCGTAGAACGGGCTGTATTGGTTGTTGCTGTCTCCGTACACACCGTTCAACGCCAGCTTCAGCATAGCGTTCTCAGCGCTTCCTTTAGGTGTGTTCTTACGTTGTTGATACAGGTCTTCGTAGATGTTGCAAAACTCTTCACCTAAGTGTTCGGGGTAGACACGATTGGCAATGGCAATGTTGGGATACATTGAACTAACATCTGCGTCCACAATCTCATACTCTTCGTCTTCCTTCACAGCCTGCGAAGAAATGCTACCGTGAATACCACCAGTACCGAAGTCGAAACGGAATCCGTCAACAACAACATTCAAGTTCTCAGCTTCGTTCCATGTCTTCCAATAAGAGTATTGCGCTTCACCTTTCTTCTTAGCCTTCAGTTCCACCTTCTCTACCCAGCCTTCTGGATATTCTTGTTTGAAAGCAGCAACGTCTTCCGGTGTTGGTTCACCCTTGAACTTCTTACGCATCTTCTCCATGTGTGCAAACATCGACACCTTACCTAACAAGTGTTCAGGCAAGTCAGAGAATACACCTTTAGTTTCAGAGATAGTTTGTTTAGCGAACCATTCAAAGACAGTGTTGAATTCAGGACGAGTGAAGTTGTAATAGTTGAATAAGCAATCGCCAATGTTAATTGTTGGTCGCTTAGTCTGATTCATTACACGCTTACCATTGTCATCAATCTTGTAGCAAGAATGTGGCAGAGCTTTCTCAAGCTGCATAATGAAATAGTCTTTACCAATCTTTGTATCGTTGTGGTTTAGAAAGTTACGGCGATACTTCTTAGTAAGCTGTTCACGAAAGCCAATCATTTCCTTTGACACGTTGTAGAACTGGAGCGTTTCTGTAACATCGTGAGCGTTGTATTTCAACAGCACATCCATCTGATCTTCCGTTAGCTCAGTACCAACAGGGAAGGGCAGGTCTTCGATGGTGTCAGACTTCATGTTAAATTGAAGCATCTTCAGCGAGGTTGCTCTGGCTTTGTTGTCGAAGTGCCATATCTTGTACAGATCAATCTGCTTCACGTACGTATCAGCTAAGCTAATCGTTTTAGCGAAGTCATCTTGACCTGTCTTGATCTGTTCCATTGCCAACTTGTACGCCTTAATGGCAACAGCTTTACCGGATACACCAGTGGCTTTTTTACGCACCTCTAACAATCCATGCACAACAGGATAGTCAAAGCTGATGTTGTTGTATCCAACGAGTCTGTCCTTAGACGCACGTAAGACATCAAGGAAGGCGTACACTTCCCCGATCTGATTCTTGCGAGTAGAGCATTCAAACAACTTCAGATCAGTACCGTCTTCTTTGATGGCACAGAAGCTGAAGATGTTAGGGAAAGTCTCTATATCGTACACCCAATCAGCCATAGCGATTCAGCACCTGTAACATTTCGTTAATACTTTGCAACACCCTTATCTGATCCATCGGCTCCAGCTTATTCCACGTAGGAACATTACCGCCCCACTTAGCTCTGATGGCTTCCCAATACTTCTCAACATCACTCATTATCTTTCTCCGTTGTCGTGTCCTTGAATGTCTCAGCCAGCTTCACTAGCTCTTCCTTCTTAGGCTCGTCTTTGTTAAAGATAGCTGCCCAACGCTCTGCCCATTCTTCGTCAGCAATGGAGCGAGGGCGCTGTGTACTTCCCTTGCCTCCATCGCTCATAGCTTTGCTCCATAGTGTTCAGCCACCAGCCTTACAGCCTTGCGCAGCTTCTTTGTTTGTTGAGCTTCCTCGTCTGGGTCAAAGCTAAAGCGTGGTACGCCTGCTGGCTCAGACAAGTCGTTATACAAATCGCGTAGCTCACCAACAACAACTTCATCAACGAGGTCGTGCAATGCGCTGTTGATGGCGGCGTTCTTGTGGAATACGGTCATAGCAGTTCTCCTTCTGGTTCGTCTTCAATTTCAAACATTCTACCTGTCTCTTTATTGTAAAGGAGGTTGCAAGCAGGTCCGGTGGTCCCGCTCCAGCGGTTCTTTAAAACCCTTACCTTTGTTGTATTTCTGACAACAAGGTCTTCAGCTTGCCCGTTGCGCTCAAGTCCAATCACCATATCGCTAAGCTGCGCAATGGATGCACTACCACGTAGCTGAGCCAGCGATGTAGCTGCGCCTTCTTCATGGCCTTTGTCGCTTGGTCGTTTCAAATGCGACACAACGATGAGAGCAATGTTTGTTTCCTGCACCAACGTACGCAGCTTCGTCATAATTTCATCAATGGCTTTGCGTTCATCCCCGTTCTCTTGCGAAGAGATAATGATACTAAGGTGGTCGAGGAAAATGTATTTAGTTCCCAATGCCTTAGCCATGTAGCGCACACGGTTGATGATATTCTCAATTGAACTGGAGCCGAAGTGGTTGAATAGATACATGCGACCTGTGCCCAACGTCTTCTCGAAAGCGTCTTTGCGCTCTACATCAGACACTGATACATCAGGTAAATGCAAGGGCACATTAGCAGCCAATGACATCAACGACAACGCAGTCTTACGCACACTCTCTTCCATAAACATCAAGCCAATGTTGTCGTTTGTTTCTTGCAGCAGATGCCAAATGATTTCACGCAGCACTTGGCTTTTACCTAAGCCGCTGCCTGCTGTGACGGTTACGAGTTCACCTTGCCTAATACCGTAGGTGAGTTCGTTCAAGCCCTTCCACGGATACATACAGTCTGCTGGGGCCATAGGCTTGCACACTTCATCCCACAGCGTAGAGCCAGACACTATGCCATCAGGTACATACACCTCAGCCTGCCACCAACGATTGACATAGGCTGCTTCCTTGCCTGCTACGAGCCAATCGTTAGCATCTTTCAAGTCTGGCACTGGCTTAAATATCTTGCACTTGCTACCAAACAACTCAGCCACTTCCTTCGCAGCCTTCTGCCCCGGAGCATCACCGTCAAAGTTGATGATGATGTTCTCAAAGCTGTTGAGATATTCGTACTGTGCCTTGCAATCTTTTAATGCTGATGCTGCACCGTTGCGGATAGATACAACAGGCCACTTGCTGCCTGTCATTTGGTAGATTGAAAGGCAATCAATTTCGCCTTCACAAGCCGTTATGTATTTACCTCCTGATGGAAACAGTTGTTGTCCAAACAGCGTGCCTTTGCTCCAGCTACCTTCAGCACTAAACTGCTTATCCTTAAGACTACGCACCTTCATAGCAACAAGCTGTGAGTCTTTGTCGTAATAAGGAAAGTAGATGTTGTCTTTGTGTTGAACAACACCAAACCTCTCCAGTGTGCTTTTGTTTAGTTTACGTTCTGTCCATGTAATGCTACTACCCTCGTTGTATTTTGCATGGAAGGAGCGATCAATCTTGTCGTCTGTTGTGTCTATCGTTGTCATATCTATATCGTCTGTCGGTGGTGAATAGGTGTTGCAAACAAAGCAGTAGGTGCTGTAGTCATCATTCATAGATGCGCCATCACTACTACCACATTGTTCACATGCGATGTGTGTGCGAATGAACGTCATTGTTCTTTCTTCTTAGCTGCTCTGGCTTTGCTGTATACATGAAAGCGCTTGGTTGCTAGCAACGCTGCGTCTCTGTCTTTGCTCAAGCCGTAGATGGTTCCGTGAGTTTCGTTCTCTTCACGCTTACGCTTAACAACCTCTGTCATTATCTCAGAAGCTGTGCGCTTACCTACTGCTTTGGCTTTGAAATAGTCGTCTGTTGCAAACACGGTAGGCTCACCAGTGTTCCAATCGAAGACGCTCTTAGGCTTTGTTGGTGGCATATATATAAATCTTTGTTTGATGTGGCAGTATTTAATCAAGTCTGACAATGAAGACATTAAACTTCTCCTACTAAAGCCGACCAAGAATGTGGGAAGAGTGGCTTAATTATCTCAGCCATTGGCTCTGCTAGTTCTCGCACTTCCACCTGTGCGTGTGGGTCAAGACGTAGTTTGCAAGCACGAGCAAATGCAGCCAAGCTACCTGTCTCAATCCACTCAGTCATCATGCTCTGAGGCAGCACCATACGTGCCTGCTCTGGAGCAACGCCATCTTCTAGCAGATGTTGATAGACCTGTGCCGAGCTTCTGTTGTAGCTGGCAATAACCTCGTTGATGATGTGAGCGTGATCTACCTCTTCGTTCTTGCTGCCTTGCTTAACATTGTCTGCACGTTTACGCCACATTGCAGGCATGTAGAAGGTTGGTTCTTCATCAACATATCTGCGGCTAGTCTCGTTACGTGTTATCCCTATCATGTGCTTGAACCATTGACGAGCAACGAAGATGGGAGCGCTGATACGAAAGCTCAGTTGTGGATGCGAGAAGGGCGACCAATGGTTATGTTTAGCAAGGTATTGAATAAGTTTAATATCACGATCAGCTAATATACCTAAGTCTTGTTTACGAAATCCCGCTTTAACTTCCCACTCACTTTCCTTAGCCATTGAAACCCTTGCCGCATTGCAGATCGTCAAGTCAGTTCCTAAAACATCAATAAGTTGTACATTAATTTTCATAGAATAGAATAAACAATAAAGCCAAAGATAGAAACAGCAGCGATGATGACGATGATGGCATCAGGCAAGAAGATGTCGGGCTGCTGTACTACCTGTGTGATAGGATGTAGTATAGCGTTGCGCCTAGCTCTACGACATTCCTTACACACACTATAGAGCTTGTCTTTCTTTGTTGCGTCTTTATGAAAACCGCTAGTGTCTTTAACGGCTCCGCAACTGGGGCATAGTTTCATTGTGAAGTTCCTTATCTATTGAGGGTTGAAGAAGATGTTGAGTGAGTAGGATAGCAACATATAAGTAGTAATTGTGTATGCCTTTGTGAATCATATGTTGCTCACGCAACAACTGTATACAATCAGCAACACCACGTTGATAGCTGTTCATGCTTGACCTCTCATATCAAACGCCACTGTAGCAGATTTTAAGCTGTGTCGCAGGTAAGGCGTCAAGGAATGTGCTGTAGCGTGGCCTGAAACAGACATCACGTTAGTGACAGGCACACCCACCTCAAGCAACTCCGTGATGGCAGTGCGGCGTAGATCGCGTAGCTGTAGCTCAGGTGGCAGCTTGGCTGCTTCCATTATATCGTTAGCTATCTTAGACAAGGCAGTGAGCGTGTAAGGCACTGGCTTGCTGCTACGTTTCACATTAGGCACAATGTATGGCTGCCAGCCTAGCTCTTTATGTTGCTGCTTCAACATAGCCTGCAACGATGCAGGTGTAGGCAGTGTCACTTTAGCACGGCGCTTACTCTGTGTCAGTGTTAGTACACCAGTGTCTACGTTGTAGCAAGACCATGTGAGCATACGCATGTCACCTAGACGCTGCGCCCATGAGTAGGCCATGTAAGCAAGCAAGCCTATGTTGCGCCATTCATATTTGGTGAAGGCTGTGTCCATGAAAGCCTTAACGTGTTCCTTCTCCCACGTTACACGGCGTGGCTTGTCTGTTTGCTTCACTACATCAGTGAAGACGTTATATTTAGTATACCCATTACGGATGGCATAGCTCATAAGCAAACGATAGACAGCTAAGCTGTGGTTGGATAGGCTAACAGACTTTGAAGAGTGCATGTCGTATATTCTTTGAGCAGCAGGTGTAGACAAGTCACACAGTCGTGTCTTTGCCAGTGTTGTGCCTGCTGTCTTGCTGCCTAGCCAATACGACAAGTAGTAGGCGTAGTCTTGCTTAGTCTTTGGTTGTAGCTTGATGTATTCGTTAGACTGCTTGTATGCAGCAACAACGTCACCAACATTAGACTTCTCTGATAGCTGCTTCAATCTACTACGCTCATTGCGCCATTCGTCAAGTAGAAGATTTTGCTCTTCGCAAAACTTCAGCGCTTCATCGTAGTTGTCGGTGAGGGTACAACGCTTCACTATGCCAGCTTCAACAGCGTCTGCTGGAGGAACATAGCGGTAGTTGCCGTTGGGGCTGTCTTGCATGTAACGTGAATATGTTTTCATGGCTGTGAAGTTTAGTTGCTGGAGCAGAGTTGTCAATCTTATCTGTTGTTGTCGCACAACAGCAAGCGTTATTAGCTAAGCATTGTCTGTTTGTAAAGCATTGTTTTCAACAGCGGCTTCTTCCTTAAGACGTTGCATTGCATGTTTGATGCAGCTTATGCACATATAGCGTGTCTTGTCTGGATTGACCAGTGCAAGCTGCCCTGTCTTTACTTCAGCTTTGCAGAAGCTGCATAGCTGCTTTGGTTTGATGAAGGGTATTGTTGTCATTTTGTTTTTTTCATTGTATTAATACAATCGTTCCAACCTCTGTTGTATTCGCCTTGCCATCCGTAGTCAGCACCACCAACTGGGAAGCGTTTCTCCACCGGCTTTTCTTGCAGTGCCTCCCACTTCGCATTCACTGCGGCTTCGATTGCTCTGGCAAACTTTGTGGCTTCTGTGAATCCGACTTCATGTTTCCAATCATCTCCATCAGGAATGATTTCTTTGATTTCTTCATCCGTCAACGGTGTCGGTTTCATACATCCCCTTCAGTGCTTTATCACGCAGTCGCACAAACTCGCACTGTCCACAACGACACTGAGCGCCGTATGCCAGTGTGTGTTCACTGTGCGTAGATTGCCCCAACGCCTCCCGCAACCGCTGGTTATGCGCCTTCAACGCCTCACGCTCATCAGCCATAATCTGTAAGTGCTTGCAGTCCATACGCAGCTGGTTGTTCGCTGCTTCTAACTCGCGGATGCGCTTCGTCAACCAAATGTCTGGTACAGGCAATGGATCGCCAAGCACAACATCTTGGAAGCGGCTCGGGTCTTTCATGTGGTCGTAAGTCATACATCCCCCTTCAGTGCCTTCTCAGCAGCGTCATAAATATCAGTTGGGCAGTCTGCCCGTAGTGTGCAAGCCATCATGCCGACAAGAGCGTTGCGGTAACGTGCAGCGTTTGCATGTGCTTCAGCGAGTTGGGTGCGTAGTGCATCACGTTCGTTGCGGTACTCAACCATCTTGGCGACAACCTCATCCCAAGTCATTCGTCTTTCAGTAGTCATGTCTTGCCCCCTTGCGCTAAGTTGTCGCGTTCATTGCATACACGCTCATAGTGACCCCGCACATCTTGCAGCGTGTCTTTCAGCCTCTCATTCTCTGCCTGTAGTGCTGTGAGTGCTGAGGCGGGGTAGAGTGCCGTTGCCTCATCTAATGGTTTCTCACAAGACATGAAGCAGTCATCAGGCCAATACTGTCCGGTCAGCCAACTGTCCAGCATCACATACGCCACAGGTTCAACCTTGGTCAGCGCAGCGTCCAAATGTCGAAAGTGCGCTTCTAACTCCGGAGGAACCACATCTACCTTGGTCAGTCGCTCGACTTCTGCCTTAAGTCGCTCAATCTCACGTTCTGCCTTGCCTTCGTCCTGCGACAGTGCTGCCCACTCGCCTGTGATACGCTCTACTTCTGCCTGTGCTTCAGCGTACTTTTCAAGCACCTTTTCAGAAGTCTGGGTGCTGAAATCGACAAGCCTAGACATCTCAAGCAGCTTTGCTTTTTCTTCAGCGAGTTGGGTGCGTAGTTCAATGCCCTCACGTTGGCTTGCTGCAAGCTGCTCATAAAGCTGATCACGTTCTTGGCGTAGTGCTGCGAGTGTGGAGGCGGGGTAGAGTGGTTGCCACACTTTTGCAAATGGTGGTGCTGATTCGACAGCAATGCAGAACTGCCCGGCCTTTGGAATCCAATACGCCACCGGCTCCACCTTGTTTGTGTCAATCATTTCTTCAACTCCCTCATAACATTTTGTTGCCAACGTCCATCCTCACGCATCACACGCAACTGGCCTAGACTTTCAATAGCAGCATCAATCGCAGCGTTCCACTCTTTACGCAGCATTTCCTGCATCATCTCTTCCATTGCAGCCAGCACCAGCTTTGCTGTCTCAGTGACTTCGACTTCAGGGTCTACCCAGATACGATCACGCTCAATACGCATGACAGGCTCTGGGTTGCCACTGTGGAAGCTAATGGACGGAGGTGGCGGGTCAGGGTTGTAAACTTTTAACCCCATAGGCTCAGACGCTGCTGGGATGCTCCACGAATCCGTATAGAGTTTCTCTGCACCACAATCGCAATGTGCAGGTCGTGGGGGATCACACAGCAGAAGCTGTGTCACGCTGGCGCAGTCGGATTTGTGTTCAATCATTTCGCATCCTTCAGTTCCTTAAGGCGATCTTGCAGGTACTTAATCTCCGCACGTTTGTATGCTTCTGCGGCATGTTCGCGGATCAAGTCTTGTGCTTTATGGTAGGCAACGCCTTGGGCTTCTGTGCGAAAGCCAGCATTGACAATGCAAAGAGCATCAATTAGTTCGCGGTCAGTCATTTGCTTTCCTTCACAACAGGCACATCGCGCCATTCGTACTTTGCACAGCGGGGCTCTGCTAAGGCCTCAAGGTCGTTCTGTATCCACTTCTGCTGCAAGACTTGGACAATCTCTTTGTAGGAGTAGCCCCCGTTGTCATCAGTTTCGCGCTCAACAAAGCGCAATTCATTTGTCGGTGTCAATTTGCTTGCTCCTTCAACAATTCAATCTCTTTCCTGAAATAGCCATCGTTTTCTAATCGTGGTGTAAATTGCAGAGCAAGTTCAACAGCATCCTCCAGCCCTTGCCGGTACATAGCTTTCATCTGGGATTCGGTGTACTCATACAGGCCATCAGGTTGTCGGTCAGGTAGTTTCATTTCTTCGCTCCTTCAATAACCGCCAAGGCAATGGCTTTCTGTGGAGTGTCTGCGTGAATCCAGCGAATAGAGTCTGAACACCATGCGCCATCAAAACGAATAGGAAAGCATTTGTACTTCTCTGCTATCGGGCCAATGACGTTCCAATCTCGGTAGTCGAATGAGCGCCCGTAATTAAGTCCTTCCACTAGCACATTGATAAATTCCATCTCACTGTTACCGATACCAAATGTGTGATGCACGATCTGTTCAGGCTTCCAACCAATAGCCAGTGCCAAGGCTTTGGAGATTTCTAGGTCAGATTTCACAGTACCCCCTTCGCCGCATCAATAGCAGAACCCATCTTGTCTTCGTAATCAGCAAGCATCCATCCGTGCTTGTTGCAATGCTCCAGTACATCAAGCATTTGCCTGATCACAGCTTCTTGCTGGCGCAACAGGCCAGCGGCTTCGTATCGTGTCGATACGAATGGGGTGAGCAGTAGCTCATCAGCAATCCCAATAGCGCGGCTCATTTCAAGCACTCCTTCGCCGCTGCTAGTGCGGCATCTACTGGTGTGTACCAACGTAACGCTACGGATTTGTGAGGCTCCAGTGCTTCAACACACAGCTTTAATGCAGCTTCTTGCTGGCGTAGTAAATCAGCGGCGTACTCAGGAACATAGGTCTTTCCCCGTGTTGTCATGCGGTCAGCCATGTCGGTAGCTTTACTCATACCATCCTCCCGACAACAACGCCCATCGTGTAGCCAACGCAGAAGATAGTGACTGGGTGTGCCAGTGCGTCAATGAGTTTCTTCATTGTCAATCTCCATAAAGTCTACACTCTCACTGTAATAGCCATTACTTGTACCATACCAACGAACATCAACATATCCCTTAGCTGTAGC